ATTCATTGTGCAATAAGGGGTATTTAGAGAAAAGGCAAGCTATTCTGAACGGCCACTCTGTAACAGAATACCGTGCCATTCCGTAGCCGCTAACTATTGCCGAGCATGGCACGCTGGAAGGAGAGAATGATGGAGACTGAATTATTGCCGTGTCCGTTTTGTGGCGGCAGGAACTTACAATTCCGTAAAACGAACCTGCATTTTAAGCCGTTTTATAAATGCCTTGACTGCTGGGCAGATGGACCGGTTGCAGCCGATAAAAAGTCGTTGCCTGAAAAATGGAACACCCGCACGGCCCCTGCCCCCTTGCCCCAGGATGGAGAGGAATTATGAAATGCACCAAAGTAATGGACCCCGTAACAATGGCTCAGGCGTCCTTTTTTGCCAAGCAATGCGTTGAGGCCGCTATAGATAAAGCGCGGCAAATGGAGTGCGATTCTAGAAAGATTGAGAGGCTCCACGCATGCAAGTGTATCGCGTGCTTCTATCGCGACGGACGCCAAGGGTGCGCTGTTACGAGAAGCCAGCCCTGCATGTGCTGTGGTGCTATTCGCATTTATCCATCGACCGCTACAGACGCTCTCTGCCTTGACTGCGCGATGGCGCATAAACTCTGCAAGGAGTGCGGTGGCGATATAGACATGAGGGCAAATCGGCGGAAGTGGCCGCAGCCCATTGCTCCGAAAGGATGAACCGAAGCTATGAAATGGACTCGACGCCCCGAAGGTGAGACAAGAATCAAACGCGTCTTCCTCCTATGGCCTTGGGAGTTGGACGGCGAGACTCGATGGCTGGAGTTCGCCTATATCGAGCAAAAATACTGCTATCAAGGCGACGGCTATTATGCGTGGTGCGATCAGCATTGGGCAGACCCGTCAGAGCGCCTTGAGCGTCCTACTTCGCGTCACCGCTGGATTGACAGTTAACCTCCCACCGCACCACACCCACAACCCGAAACTCCAACGCCGGCCAAATCCTCTGCCCATCCGGTCTTAGTAGCCAGTAACTATTCTTGTCTTCGTCCCATTTCCGCTCGCCCAGCCACATCTCACCGTCGATAGCCGCCAGAACTGTGTCGCCGTCTTCGACCTCTAGCGCCTTGTCGATGCAGAGCCAGGAGCCAGCGGGATGCTCAGGGGCGAATGTGTTGTCCATGAGCTGATAGTTGAAGCACGTCGCGGGGTTCATTTCAGGCAAACAGATTTCGGGCCTCCAATCATATCCCACAACCTCCACGGGTCACGCTCTGGCGGGTACATCTTGCACAAAAAATAGACCGGTTCGCAAGCCTACCAATTCCAGCCCCTGACCGGCCAGCCACTCCAAAACTTCCGGCCCCGTGCTCGACAGCTCGCGATAATGAACATCGTCGCCTTCCACAGACACGACCCGCGCCGCACCGAGTGCATACTCGTCCCACATCAATCGTCGTCCCACAGGCGCATGGAACGCTTTGTATGGGGTCCGCAGATAGTCGGGCATATTGAGGCTGAGGGGGCCGGTGCTGACCTCGTGGTAGGTTTTGCCGCTTATCCATTGGTGGCGCTGAATCAGGTAATAGATGCGTCCTGGACGAATGATACGCGCCTGATTCAATGACATGGTGAGGACGGGCATGGAGCGGAGTTTGGTGGTGGGTGCGTGGCGTGGGAATGGGCGGCCTTGGAGGTCTAAATAAACTCATAACAATTCTCGCTAAACTACCTGCGTGGACGCCCTTATCCAAGCCCTAAACCGCCACGCCATGAGGATTTATCGGGAGCGGGCGGCGAAGCTACTGAGCCCTAATCGAGAGAAACTGGCGGACGTAGCTTATGCGGTTTTCGAGATTGTGGCCGGCGCTCATGGGCTCGACGAGCAATACACCGATTTGGGCGCTGAAATGGTCAGACTCTACGAGACTCGGGACGGCGGGTTAGTTGAGTGTGTGATGGACAGCACGGAGGCGGAGTATTCGGTGGAGCGGTTTCGGAAGGTGGGGTTTAGGGACGCGTCAGGACGCGAGGGGACGCGGTGATTTCTGCGCAAGGCACCTACAACAATAATGCCATTCTATGCGCTTATTTACATAATCCACGTTATCATACCTAATATTTCGCTGTCAATGTGTCAAGTTATTAACCCCTCCTGCCGCATCTCCGCAACCGCCTTTTTCAATTCCTCCCCGTGGAAGCGCTCCACATAGCCATAGCGCCCCAGACTGCTGGCGTCAGCACTCTTCTGTGCATTAGGGTGCAGGGACTCATAGACGCGCTCGCACGCTTCCTGCTGCCATAATTCGCGCACTGGGGCCACAGGTGTGCCCTGGGCTGCCTGCGACAACTCAGAGGTCAATCCTGCCGCATAGTCGCCACGGATCGCGGATTTTAGATAGGCGACTCGATTCTTGGCGCCACCGATGCCTGGCGGGTTGAGGTTGCGGGTGCATTGGTCGGCACCGACTTCGGCCACCAGTCGCGCGGCATCCCTTGGGGAGAGACCGGCGGCAGTAAGTTGCGTTGTGATGGCTTCGAGAGAGGAAGATTTATCTTCGACACGCGCATCGGCTGTGTGTGTGCTCTCTGAAGTACTCTCGTGTGTACTCTCTGTACTAAGAGATTCCGAATTAGTCGGAGGCATGCTCCCGCCATTGCCGGAATCTTGGTTCGGACTTTCCCCGGAACTAGATTCCGACTTTCCCGGAATCTGGGGCGCGGCTAGGACATTGGCGCCAATGGCTTCTCCTATGGCTTCGAGTATTTTTTCCTTATTGATTCGGTAGTGGAGCTTTGCGGGAACGCCGATCCGCTTCTCTTCCAGCAACTTACGTTTGATGAGGTGGCGCCGTGCGGTTTTTTGCTCTTCCTCGTTGAGGGTTGTTTCCTCTTCCCATTCGGTCTGTTTCTTGTAGAACCATCCGTCCGGGTCGCTGGTGCGCTCGTCCCAGTAGAACGCCTGGGAGAGGAAAAGGCCAGCCTTGGCGCCGCCTGCAATGACTGAGAATATGGGATAAAACGCCACCGGGCGCTTTAGGAGGTGATACAGGTGGTCTCGTGTAATGACCACCTTGACGCCATCGGCGCCGGTCTCTATACTCATGGCTACCTTTCGACGCCGTTGCATCATTTTCCGCCAAGAAAATATAGTGATGCTGCGGCGTTGTTTTTTTGTGTGCCGTACTTATACCAGATTTAACAAATCGTACCAACTCAACTGTTCGGAAATCCCGAATAGTCGCCCTACCCTACCCTACCCGCCTCCCCTGCCCTTTCAAGCACAACAAAATACCCTGCCTGTGCATAACTCCGGGGATTATGGGTATAACTCTGTATGATTTCACTGACGCTGGTGACAAACTTTGATTTCTCGGAATTTTCTATTTGTCCGGCGCAGAACTTTCCTGTTAAGGTACCTGTCAGACGTACCGATAATGTGGCGATTTTGACGCTTTGGCGGTGGGGGCCGAAAAGCGAAAGGATGACAGGTAAGATGGATGCTGAGAGGAGTTTACGGCGGCGACAGATTCTGGGAGATTTACGAATTGAACCCATTTATACACCCGATAACCGGCGAACCGATCGACATTGACTACTTCCTCGAAAACGAGCCGACACCATGGCTGTTCGAGATGTCAAAAATATGGGACCGTGCCTGCAAGTGCACTGCCCGACCCTATGGCTCCGGCCCCTTTGTGGTCGCACTCCCCTGCCCTATCGTTTCCGCCTGCCCTGCTGTCCAGCGTGGATAGCCTCGATACCCGCCTCGGCATAGCGCAGGATGTTTTCGAGCCTGGTCAGCATCTGGTTCTGTGTCAGCACATCATAGGAGCCATTGGAAGATAACCGCTCGTATTGCTGTGCGAAATATTGTAGCCCTTCCTCGGTGCGTTCCAGCATGGCCGGCAGAGCCGATGGCAGCACTTCGGGCGCACTGTAAACCCGCTTGCTGCCCTGGGGCGACTGAATGAAGCGGTCGCGGCTGGATGTGCGGCCCGTCGTGATGCCGGCGTTGGATTCATAGCCGCTGGCTCGATATTGGGCCGCTGGCTCATAGCCATTGATGCGCTCGTCACTCCCCTGCCCGTCAAAGTCGAGAGACGGCGCGGGCTCTTTTGGTTTGCTCACCAGGTGCGGCGCGTGCATCAGCTTGTATTCGGTGATGCGCTGTTTCACGTCCTGCACCGTCAGGCTGTCGAACTCTTCGGTGAGTTGGTCCATCAGCTTGGCATTGGGTGCCTTGGCGATTTCGAGCGCCTTGGAAAGTGAATCCGGTTTTTTGAGATGGTTCTGTAGTGCCTCGGTCATTTTCGAAGCATTCCACCGGTTTTGCACCCAGCCGCGCTCCTGGTGCAATTGCGTCTGGATGTCGGCCATTGACATGTTGAAGTCGTCCCTGAGACGCGCCACGGCCCTGACTTCGTCGTAGGTGGTGAGATCGTGCCGGTCGAGGTTTTCGGCGAGGGACGCGAGGAACGCCTCGACATCCGACATCTGGCGCACTTCAACGATGAACTCTGACAGCCCCTTCCAGTCGCGCGCCGGCTCCGAATAGCGGACGCGCCGCTCGCCGCCCACCACTTCATAGTGACCTTCGGCTACGTGGCCGGTATGGTCCTTCCATGGCCGCACGATGAGCGCCTGCAGCTGACCCTTGGCTTTCAGGGACGCGCGCAACTCTTCGCCCTTTTTGGGGTCAAAGTAAGTGCGTGGCTGTCCCGGCATGAAGTGCAGCCGGTCACGGTGCACGATGCGAGAGTTCGGATTCACCTTCACGGCGTCGGCTTTGGGCGTCCCTGCCCTGCCCACCCGCTGCTGCGCGATCTGTGTTGCACTAAGCGCCATTTTTCATCTTCTCCACTTCTACGGCCAGCTTGCGGCACGCCTTGGCCGCGGTTGAGTCCGGCGCATGGTCGAGCACAGTTTCACCATGAAAGGCCGCACGGCCAAACACGGTGCTATTGGGTAGTGCGGCCTTGAGCATCTGTGGCCCGCAGTTGTTTTTAATATCGGCCCTAATCTCTTTGCGATGGTCCGCGCCTGAGTTTTTGCTGAGCAACACCCGATACTGTAAATCGGGCCGTCCGTCTGCCTGTATCTGTTTCGCCACCTGCACCGTGCGGAGCAAAGCCACATAGGAGTCGATTTCGTTTTCGGTGGCAATTATGGCGAGGTCGACAAGTTTTAGGATGATGGCGGCTTCGTCGTCGTTCAGGCTGCGCGGGCTGTCCACCAGGACGAAATCGGCCTTTTGCTTACCTAGTACCTCGGCCAGGTTGACTAGGGTCGCCAGGGAGAATTTAACGCCCTTGACGGCGGCCCTGTAGCCGTAGGCGGTCTCCTGGTCGTCGGTATCGATGACCGCGACCTTATGGCCCGACTCGCGCAAAGCTGCTGCTAGATTGATGAGCGCCGTGCTCTTACCGACCCCACCCTTTTGGTTGATTACAGAAATGATCATTGACGGGCTTATCCCCTACTCTACATTAGCAACGAAACTTGACAAAGATTTTCAGCCGCTCGAAACCCCAATCACATTACCTGTCCAATATCCGACCGCGTGCACTTCGTTGGCCCCTTCGGGCATTTCGAGGGTATCGCCCTTGCCGTCCTTCAGGACCGCCTTCTGCCCGTCGTGCATCCATTTCTTGACTGTGCCCCAGGATTCGTTGGTTTCCCTGTTTACGGCGGTCACGACGCAGATTTGGCCGCTACGCGGGGCGCGAAAACCGAAGGGCCGGATGTGTAATATGGCCTCGTCCGGTATCCCCTCTTCGCACATACTGGCTCCGCGCGTGTGAATGAGATGGTCGGTCGGATGCACGCCCCAGAGGTTCACGAGATCAGGTGACAGCTCGAAGTCTGTGGCGTCGGCGTCGTTGGCATCCTGCCATTCTCCGCAAGGGGCGGTGTGGTAGAGCTTGACTGTTAGCGGCCTGGCTTCGCCATACTCCAAAAGCCGCTCAACCGCCCTCTCCAGCACAGCATTCACGCTGCTGTATTCTTCAGCCGCCAACTCCTCCATACGAGACATCAGAGAGGGCTTGAAGTAAGAGGTAAACCGCTGAGTTTTAGTTTCCCGCCCTGTCGAGGGGCGTCCCGCACGTGCCACTTTTTCACCTGTTCTTAGCACCGTGTAAACTGTTCTTGGTGCTGACTTAACATTATTCTACTAGATTCTATACTATTTTATATAATTCCCCTTGACTAGTGAATTATATAACTGTATATTATTCACATAGCACCCTAATAAGAGGCCTATTACAGGTTATAGGGCGTTCATTACGTAATGGAGGGAAGATTATGAGCAACGCCAACGAAGCATTGCTAACCCCGGAAGAGGCTAAAGATAGATTGAGATACACGAACGTTGCATCTGTCTACAGGCTTGTGAACGATGGCAAGATCAGCCACATAAGACGCGGGAGAAATATATTGCTTCGTCAGAGTGCGATAGACGAATTTCTAAAAAGCCAAGAGCAAATCGCTACCGCAGAGAAAGAAAAGGCCGCCTAGTTCTCAGAAAACTAGACGACCTTGCCCGAAAGGGCACCGACACAATTTTACCCAACCCGAAGGAAACGCACCATGAAATCAGACTCCCCTACTCTGCCCCGCAGAAGACCCTCAGCCAGCATCCCCGCTGGCCCCACACCCGAGAACATCGCAGGCAGACCAGTTGCCGAACTCGATGAAGCCCTCGCAACCGTCAAGGCGCTCACCGACTGCACCCTCGAAGAAGCCATCGTTAAAACCCGCGTTGCATACCGGGACGCCGAAGACAACTGGCAATATTGGTATTCACGGGCCGACAACCAAGTCGCGCTCGATATTGCTGTGACGCGACTCGATATGATTGGGGCAGTCCAAAGAAGACTCAATTTAATTGCGTCTCAGGGTGCCCCGTTGATTGCCGCAGAAGCTGTCCAGGATCTGCGGCCTGACGAGCAGGACACGTTGCCGCTCGAAGTGCCGGAGAGTCAGGCGTTGCCGATGGTTCGAGAATCTCAATCCAACGTGTATCAGATTGACCCAACGACCCATAAGAATGCTCTTCGCAGGTTTTGGTCTGAGGCGCGGTTACTTGGGCTGGAGAAGGAAGATAAGGCGCGGCGGAAAAAGCGAATCACTTGCCTCATTGGCTGGATCGGCCACTATGTCTCCTCTGCGTCCGACATGACCGCCGAAGAACTTATCAGCGTGTCTGATGCGATGAGGCGCGGTGACATCGGCGGCGAGTGGGAAATCCTGACGGATGCCACCTGGACCGCCCAGCAGTTCGCGGAGGAATTTATGGACGCGCCGCGTGCTGGTGAGGACGAAGATTACAACGAATACGACTTCTCCGCATTTTCGAGCGAAGTGTGTGAGAGGGCAGCTTAGGAGCAACCATGTGGATTAGAACAGTCGACGGCAATCTAGTGCAGGTGTCTCAAATATGCGCTTTTACATTCGACCAAATGTCCGACCCTTACGCCTTGCGAGCTTGCACTGCCGATAGCGCGAGTGTTGCATTGGTCAGCGACATTCACTACGGAGAATTTATGGACTTAATGAATGCCCTTGAGGTCGAGTTGCAGAAAGACAGCTTTGTTGTCTCTATGGACGACCTAGTGGAGAAATGCTGCAAGTAACGCCCCTATCCCCCACGCCCGGCGATGGGTGGCGGATGAAAAATGGAGAAGATTATGAATACAACACTTGACATTGAAAGCTTGAGACTGGGTAGCGGTGGGCATAGCCCTGATAGCGGCGCTGCTTGCGTGATGGAACTCAGCAGCTACTTGGCACGTGAGCCGTGGTCCGATAGCCCTCAGTGCGTATCGTCAGTAATTGCGGCTTTCATGCGCAATTGGAACGACTCGCTGGACGACGAAACCCGGCAAAAACTAAAGCCTTATGCCGAGAAGGTTCTTAATACTGCCGGTAGTGATGAGGCCGAGGAAAGGCGCGCATGGATGGCAACCGACTGGCTGGCCCGCGTATGCGCCCCGGCATGGCTACGGGCCGCCGAACTGCAAGAGCACGCCGATAAGCTGCTCGACCTTGCACCTATTTTAGATGACATGAGTGCTAAAGCTGGACAGTCCGCTTTAGAGGCAGCAAGGTCGGCAGCAAGGTCGGCAGCATGGTCGGCAGCAAGGTCGGCAGCAAGGTCGGCAGCAGGGTCGGCAGCAAGGTCGGCAGCAGAGTCGGCAGCAGAGTCGGCAGCAAGGTCGGCAGCATGGTCGGCAGCAAGGTCGGCAGCAAGGTCGGCAGCAGAGTCGGCAGCAGAGTCGGCAGCAAGGTCGGCAGCAGAGTCGGCAGCAAGGTCGGCAGCATGGTCGGCAGCAGTTGAAGCTCTACAGCCCACTGTCACGGATTTACAGGCATCTGCCTTCCAATTACTTGATGCGATGATTGATGTTTATAAGTCACCGTCCGTGTAATCAGTCGCACCTTAAGGAGGTGAGCAAGTAGCGATACCATGAAAATGACAACCAGAAGGTAACGACCCACACACACGAACCACGCACCAAGAATCGCAGACGATGCAGAGAGGCACCAACGATGAGGAAACGGAATAAACGGCGTGGCCAGTACGGCGTAGACCATACGGCTCATGCTTTGGAGAAAAAACTCAGATGCTAGATAGAGGAAATCTGTCAAGGCGTTATGGACTTCGGGAACTGGGAGAGTGATAGCCTAATGGCTTTTGAATTTATTTCATTGACGGCAAGAAGATAGAACTTTGTTGGTTTGGGAGCAGGGGCGTGAAATTGGATGAGAGGGAGAGAAGGCGATGAGAATACCTGATGACGGAATGGTCAGAACAATAAGCTTATGGCAGCCGTGGGCAACACTGGTGGCTCTTGGCTCAAAACGAATTGAAACCCGGCACTGGCCGACGAACCATAGAGGACCGATAGCGATTCACGCAGCAAAGCGGAAGAATCAGAGCGAGCTAATCCATTATGGGTGCTGCTGGAATTTCTGCGCTGGGTTGCATCCAATCAAGAAAATGGCGGACAGGCAGTTTTTGGCGGATGTGCTGCCGTTCGGTGCGATTATCGCCGTAGCAAATCTGGTCGATTGCCGACCCACTGAATCATTTACTGTTGGTGAGCTTGACACTCGGCGGTATCGTGAAGGCGCGCTTAATCTGAACGATACGTTGGACTCATGGCGGGAGCGCGACTTTGGGAATTATTTACCGGGACGCTTCGGATGGATTCTTGAGGACATTGTGGCATTACCTGAGCCGTTGCCGTGGAAAGGCTCTCAAGGATTCTTTAATGTTCCTGCGTCGGAGTTCCCGGCTGGCATCTTCGACACTGAGGCGGTGACATCCCCATGACCCAAACCCTGAATCACTACTGGGTGACAAGTCCCGAAATGTCTGAAACCGTGCCGGTGCTCGATTATGGGCAGGGGCCAAAAGAGTACTTTTGCGCCGTCTGTTCCGTCGAGGCGCCGAATAAACAGGCGGCAAAGGTAGCGGCCATAAATCATCGGCACATGGCTAAATGGGTCGAGCAGCAGCGCAGCGACGGAGCCAATCCGTTCGCGGGTTTAAAGGTCGAGAACGCGCGGTGCGAGCATGGTAAGTGCTCCTGCGAGATGTGCAATGACACGTGCGAAATCTGCTTAGACAGAGCAGCGCAGGAAGACGCTGCGGATATTTTCGAGGTGTCCCCATGACCCACCCCACCCCAAACACCGACATCACCCTGACCGTGGACCCGGTGCCGAGCGAGAAGCCGCGCCTGAATGTTGAATTGTTGCGCAAGGTTCGGGATGTGATAAGGGCGAAGCCGGGACTGTGCGATGAAGATGACATCGCGCGCGCGGTGCTTACGGCAAGTGGCGAAGTCACTGAGGATGGCTGGGAGATTTCGCAGGCCGCAGAACTGACCGGCACAGACCATGACTATCTATGGGCAGAACTGCTCGTTGTGGGTGCATGGGATGAGCCGTATCGAACCAACTACTGGAATGCCAAGACGCCCCAAGAACGCGCCAACATAGTCGCCTCCTACATCGACTATTTCATCGAGCAACACACTGACGAGGTGCAACCATGAGCGAAACAATGACAACGGTGCCGGAAGAGGTGAGAGAGGCGGCGGAGATGCTTGTCCGAAAATATGTCGGAGATAGTGAATATAATCTCGACCATTTACTACACGACCATGAAACGTTCAGAGCATGGACATGCGAGGCGTTTTGCAGCAAGTCACTTTGGCTAAATGCGAGCGGTTGGGCCGAAGTCCTCTCCGCCACCAACACCATCCAACAATGGTACGACCGCGACACCTTACAACTGTTCTGGCACCACAACACCCTCCTCTACGGCAACCCTGACGAACCGGAGAAGGCGCGCGAGGTGGGAGCGGTTACGGAGCATCAGGGGTATTTTAGGTGGACTGGTAAATACATTCAAAACGGTGTTTGTCAGAACCACAACGCCTATGGGAAGTACTCCGACCGGGCGGCGGCTATGAAGCACTGCGAGGAGTTCGCGCGCAAGTCGCTGAATTTGCCTGAGGTCTCCCCATGAGCCGCCGCGCCGTTTGGTGGACCTGTGCTCGCTGCGAGACCTTCGCCAAGTCGTCAGGCATGCCGCAGGGCTGGTCCATCGCTGGCTCCCGGAAGTGTGTCAAATACCTGTGCGGCGACTGCAAGGATGAACAGAAAATTTCAATTGAACGCAGTGCTGCGCGAGCGAGAGAGGCGCAAGAATCGGAGACAACAACGTGAGATTACTTGACCTTTACTGCTGTGCCGGTGGCGCTGCGATGGGCTACCATAGAGCCGGGTTCACTGAAATAGTGGGCGTTGATATTCAGCCGCAGCCGCGCTATCCCTTCGAGTTTGTGCAGGGAGACGCGCTGGAATACGTGCGTGAGTTCGGGCACTTGTTTGATGCCATTCACGCGAGCCCGCCATGTCAGGTCTTTTCAAGTAAAACGCGGGACAAGAGTAAACATCGGGATTACGTCGGCCCGACACGCTTTTGGCTCGAAAAGTCCGGCAAGCTATTCGTCATCGAAAACGTGATCGGTTCACCTCTCATTCAACCAGTCACGTTGTGCGGTTCGATGTTCGGCTTAAGGGTCCGGCGCCACCGTTTATTTGAAAGCAACTTCCCGCTCACGGCTCCGAATTGCCGGCACGAGTGGCAGGATGCCGATAAATGTTTCCAGATCTACGATCATGGCAAATGGTTCGACACCGGCACCGTCCATGTTTTTGGAAGCGGTGGCGGCAAAGGCGCGGAGTATTGGCCGGATGCTATGGACATCGACTGGATGACACGCAAGGAGCTCGCACAAGCCATCCCACCGGCGTACACCGAATTTATAGGCAGGCAGTTGATGCAGCACCTTACCGGCTCACAACTTACCGCTGCCATGGAGACAACAACCCCATGAACACCCAACTAGACAGACAACTAGCCCAAATCCAAGCCGACGCCCACGCCGCACAAATGGCTTGGGACACCATGAGCGTGATTATTGCCCTCGTCTTCCTCTTTGCCGTCTACAGGGCGCTACGCTGGCTCAGGGCGCGAGATAAGGGGCCACACACTATTGAGTGTCCGTATCTGTGGACAGGATTTACGCGTGATTCCGATGGTGAGGATGAATTGGGGGTGGCGGCGTGAAAGACGTATCGCAAATGTCGGCACGAGAAATTAACCGCGCTCTTGATAAAGTTGTGGCCGATCAGTCAAGGCTCTGTGACGAATTAATTGCCGCAGGTAGAGGAAACGAGAGGCCGAGTGAGAGAGCCGGGAAGGATGACCCATTGTCACTTAGGGACAGGTACCTTGAGTCACAACGCGCTGCGCTGATGAACGAAGTTCGTACGCGCTACGGCCCAGGCAGCATATATCGTCTGCCGGAGGGGAAGCGGGGCCAATTTGGTCCCAGAACCAGAAAATGACTACGGAGGCGAGCCATGACAGCAATAACCAAAAAAAGAGGGCCAAGTAAAGACCAAATAACATTCTTTGACGCTCCAGAAGGACACACGGAGCTCGACCCCGAATGGACCGCAGATACCATCAAAAAGGACTGTGCATTCTCGTCCGACAAAATAGACCGCCTTAACGCACTATGGGGCTCGGTTAAGGACCGCTACTGCCCACCTAAGCTGTACGAGAAGATGCTCGATGCGCGCAAGGCAGTTGATCGAGCCAACGCCCTCCAAAGTCAGAAGCAGGACATTCTCGGCAGTCTTGACGATGACTTCGCTGTGAATGCACTTCACTATCAAAAAGTTGCTAACAGTCTGAAAACACACCTTGCCAAGTGCTGGTCGCTGGTTTCGGCTTATTCGGACCGACTTGATAGTTTGGAGATAAAGGCCGCCTAATTCTCTCTCCCTACTCGCCGTCGTGGTGGGGCAGGGGGAGAGGCAGAGGATTTATTTATGAGTGAACAGAATCAAAGCAACTTAGCTGCGGCGCTTGTCAAGATGCAGGACGCTTGCAGTTATGTTTATAAGGGTGGTCGAAACCAATCGCAAGGCTACAACTACGCGAGCGCCGCCGATGTCCTGCGTCATGTGAACGCCGCCGCTTGCGAAAACAGCGTGGCGAGCTTTCCGAGTGCAGACTTGCTCGATTGCATCCAAGTCCCGACGCGCAACGGTCAAACCAACCTGGCGACCGTACGGGTGACTATGACGCTGGTTCACGCGCCAAGCGGGGAGCGCCTAACGGTCTCTGCGCTCGGGCAGGGCGCGGACCCCGGCGATAAGGCTGTCGCCAAAGCTCAGACGATGGCGATTAAGTACGCGTGGATGCTCGCACTTAATATCAGCACCGGCGACGACCCGGAAGCCGACGAATCAACAGACCGCGCCCACCTAGACGCCCCACAGTCACAGGGAGCGCCACGGCAGCCTACAGTGCACCAGAATGGCTCCCAGCGTCCCAGGCAGGAACACAGCGGTAATCTACTCACCGAGGCTCAACGCGGGGCACTTGTCGCGATTGCAAACAAAGTGTTCGGGCGTAATAGCCGTGAAGAAATGGCGAAGCTACTGGATAAGCCCATTACGCAGCTTTCGAAATCCGAGGCAAGCGCATTGATTGACCGTCTTCGCGCAATGTTGCCGGACCATGTGGCCTCCGATGCCCCGCAATAGTAACGGTACGTTCAGCAGGCGTTCGCAGACTACGGTTGTCTAGAAGAGGCAGGAAACACGGCTTTTACGAGGTGATGTATGGGCACCGATTGGTACGATGACGAGAACGATGACGATGGATTTGACGATACAGAGTACTTTGACCGGACCTTAGACGACGAGGATGAATGGGAGTGCTGCATGCCGGGGCGTTGCCTTATGCACGGACTACACACACGTCATGAGTGTTTCGATGCCGAATGGGCTGAGCAGTATCAGAAGTATTTGGAGGAAACGCATGGGTAGATACTTCGAAGATGAAGACGCCTTGAATTACGCTCCGGACCCGGACAGAGACCCTGAATACTCGCAGCCGTATACATGGGAGCAAGTCAGGGCAGTATGGGCACCTAAAGAAAAAGCCGCTCCCGATATGGGGGCGGCTCGTGCTGCTGACGGTGGTCCTATTCTTTCAGCTTGCCCGCTCGCCAGTCGGCCACAACCTGCTCCAAGCATTGACGTGCCCGCTCCGAAGTCGAAACGCCCGTCTCTTCGGCGAGAGCATTCAGGTCGTCGCGCAACTGCTCTTGCACGCGAAGCTGAATAGGAGTGCTGAGTTTTTTGCCTTCGGGTTTCTTGCGGTTTGCCATGATTTTTCACCAGAAAATATATCGCGCCTAAGTGTAATGAATAATTGCAATATAGGCAAGATAACGGTAAACTGTAATGAAACATTACAACACATAAATCCCATGAATCGAGACCCCGAAAAGTTGCGGCAATGGCAGCAGCGTAGCCGCCAAAAGCAACGCGACAACCCTAAACCCCGTTCTCCGCTCCGCAAGGTTTCAAAGAAACAGGCGGCGGCTAATCGGGAGTATTCGGCCCGCCGTGCTATGCACTTAGAAGCTAACCCGAATTGCGTGCGGTGTGAGTCTTTGGGCGTCGTCACACCTGCTACACAGATTCATCATGCGCGGGGTCGTGACGGAGACGCCCTGCTGGACGACAGCGACTTTTTAGCGGTATGCGCCTACTGTCACGAATGGATGCATGGGCACCCTGGCGAAGCGCACGCCCTTGGATGGATGAAAAGCAGACATAGAAGGAATGACTAATGACATTAGAAGATTTACAAGAACGAGTGGCCTCAGAAGGCGTAACGCCAGACAATCTAATTCAAGGTTTCCGGTATGAAGCTTTTTCCTCAGAGAAGCTTGTCACGTTGATGCCATACGAGGATTCCACGTATTGGTATTGCCGCGTGATAGGTGGCGGTGAGCAGGTTTACACAAAAAGGCCAGTTCACAAACATCACGTTTCATATTGTTGGACCTCCGAGAAGGTGCAGCCACAGCCAAACGATTGGCGGGTATATGAGTGCGAGCCCTCAGAGGGAAATCCTTTCGACGCAGTGTTACAAAAAACCGGCCCTCGGATGGGGTATATCTACTTCTTCCAAAGCGTCCTTGGTGGCCCTGTAAAGATTGGCTTCGCAACCAACGTTCACGCGCGCCTTGAGACTATTCAGGCTATGTGCCCTTTCCAGTTAAAGCTACTTGGCATTCGCGAAGGGACTCATCAGGATGAGCGTAATATTCATATTATGTTTCATGACCAGCGAGACCATGGCGAATGGTTTAGTGAATCAGACAAGTTACTTGATTTTATACGCAAAAATGCGAGGGAATACAAAGATGAGTAAATACCAAGAGTTTGACCCGATGGACCCGCTTACCTACGAGGCCCTAAAGGCTGATATAGCCGCACGCGGCGTTCTCGTGCCCATTGAACGTGATGAACAGGGCAACACGCTGGACGGACACCACAGAGAAAAGATTTGCGTCGAACTAGGCATTAAAGAGTACCCGGTCACGATTCGCGCCGGCTTGACCGAAGAAGAAAAGTACGAGCATCTGCAAAAGTTAAATTCGTTACGACGGCACATGACCGCAAAACAGTTTGACTCTCAGCTTGAGAAGCTTGTACAGCAGGCTGCGAATTGGAGTAATAGGCGAATAGCTGACGTTGTGGGCGTGAGTCATCACACGGTTGGCGCGGTCCGAGAGAAGTTGGAGCAACTGGGCATTATTGCCCAGTTGGATAAAACCGTTGGTGCCGATGGAAGGTCACGCCCTGCCCAGCGCGCACCTAAAACCATTATCGCCACGTCCCCCCAGCAAGCCGACGCCGCCGTGAAATGCCTGGAGATTTCAGGATGGGAAACGGGTAAGGGCGATACCACCACCGCCGGTGAAGTCATTCATGAAGCCAACAAAACTCTATACGCAAGCAACGCTAACCGCTTGGCACCGATGATGACGAGCGATAGCTTCGAGTGGTACACGCCGCCTCATATCATGGAGCGCATTCACTCTCTTCTCGGGAATATAGATATAGACCCCTGCACTTCTATCGCCGCCAACGCCGTTGTGAAAGCCGCCGAGATATGCACCGCAGAAGATAGTGGCTTACTTAAAGAATGGCACGGGCGCGTGTATATGAACCCGCCATACGGTGACGTTATCGGGGAGTGGGCGCGCAAGCTCGTTGAAGAGTTCTATGCGGGGCGCACTACCCAGGCTGTCGCCTTACTTCCTGCGAGAACTGACACAACCTGGTTTAGGGCGCTGCGAGAATACCCTCGTTGTTTCCTGCATGGTCGGTTGAAATTCGGTGGCCCAGGCGAGAACGGCAACAGCGCCACCTTCCCGTCAGTTGTCGTCGCGCTTGGCGTTGAAGCCGAACTACTGGCTGACGTATTCGAAGGGCTAGGGGACACCTATGCAGCCGTGCGAGGAGGTGCGGACCGTGCGTAACTTCTCAAACGACCTGCGTATGAGCGAGAGTCCAGAAGTTCAAGAGTTCTGGCTCCGCCACTATCGCCGCCAGTGGCCTGATATGGTTAACGTCCTGCGTAATTCTGCTGACAATGTTGCGCAGCGCCGGGGAGTTGATGCGGTGGTTTTTGATGGGATTGACAAAGAGTGGAGAGTCGATGAAAAAGGTGATTACCACGAACCGAATAATTTCTTTATTGAATATTCTTCTGCGGATACCACCCGGGCTCCCGGTTGGATTAATAAGAGTCTGGCCTGCGACTTCATTGCTTATGGCTTCATAAAGCACGATATATGCTTCTTCCTTCCGTGGGTACCGCTACGGCTGGCGTGGATGCAGAGTGGTGCGGCATGGATGGAGAGATATAAGAAGCCGCCTATTGAAAACCACGGCTATAACACGCACGGCCTAGCCGTTCCAATAAATGTTGTTTTAAACGCCGTTGTGCGCGCAATGAGGTCTCAGGTGGTGAGGCCGCAATGAGCATAAAGAGAATGTCCGAAGCATGGGACAATCCAAACCTGTCGAACCATGCCGAAAAGTTAGTACTCGTTTGTCTTGCCGACTTCGCCAACGACGAGGGCGAATGCTGGCCTAAAGTTGAGACCGTCGCGCGTAAGTGCAACCTTTCGGAAGGTGGTGCGCGGGCGGTAATTAAGAGATTGTCCGACCGGGGTTTTCTGACAATAGAACAGCATTCGGGCCGGGGGAAATCCAACGGTTACAGGCTCCATATCTCGCGTGGGAAAGCTGAGATTGAGCCCGTAAAACCTAATGGAGAAAACCCTTTTAAGAAAAAGGTTTTCGTAAAACCTAATTTAGAAAACCCTTTTGTGGATGCAAAACCTAATGGAGAAAACCCTTTTGTGGATGAGGGCCTATATAAGGATGAACCGTCAGGTTTAATATATGAACCATCAGTGTGTGTACGCGCACACGAAAATTCTCCACCAAAATCGAAGCCAAAACGTGAACCTTACGACATGGACGGTGCAGACGACAAACGCTATCACTCAGCCCATTTTTCAGCGGTTCTCGAAGCCTGCGGGCTCAACGCAAAATTGATATCGCTGGACAACCGCGCTCGTATCCGCGCCGCCGCCACCGCCGAAGCCTTGGCGGAGAACGGCTATACCCCGGAGCAGATACGCCACGCCCGCACCGCATGGAAATTGGATGACGCACCGACCCCCCAGCAGCTTGGCTCTCAGATTGACAAGTTACTCGAACGAGCCGGACCGCCACCGGGCAACCCCGGTGACATACGAACCGCTGACGGCAAATTGAACATTGCCGCGATACGAGCCTATGGCAAGGGAGCACAGCATGAACAGCGATAGAAAAACAAACGCAGAGCGCAACGCGGAATATCACAGCGACCCTTACCGGGTTTCTAAAATCTTCGAGACCATGACGCAAGCTTTTGGCGCACAGGGCCGCACCCTTACGGACTCCCAGGCTGAGCAGATACTCCCTGGCTGGCTGGAGTCGTTTCGCTCGATACCAACGCAAGAGCTGGAGCGCGTGCGTACCGAAGGCTTGGAGCTTGGTTGCCGCAATGCGCAAGAGTTCTTAACGCGTTACCTGGCCCGCGTGCAGGCCGAAGCGTTCGAAGAACTGCACCGCCGTCAGACCAAGCGATTCAGGTCCGAGCGGGAGAACGCCGTCCCGGCGGGTGTATTGACACCTGGTAAACAGGCCGCTCTCGAAGCGTTCAAAGAAAGGGGCTGGCTGTGAGCATGAAGGTAACGCCGCAATCGACCGAAGCGGAAATGAGTACTCTCGGTGCCATGCTGATGAGCCGCACGGCAATAAGCGCGGCCGCTGAAATCGTGACAGCCGACGACTTCTACCGTGAAGGACACCGACTGATTTTCTCCGCCTTGGTTTCGCTCGATGAGCGGGGCGACGATGTAAATATCTCGACGGTCGTTGATGAACTACGCCGCCGCGGGCAGTTGGAGCAAATCGGCGGCAGTGCGTATTTGTCGGCCTGCCTCGAAGAATGCCCGTCGTCGGTTGCCATTGGCACCTACACCAAAACCGTGCGGGAGAAGTCGCTCCGCCGCAAAGCCATCAGCTACGCCGATAAGGTGAGTGGTTTGGCCTATGGTGGTGCCGAAACCGAAGAAGAGATTCTGGACTTCGCCGAGCGTGAAGTGCTCGCATTGAGCGAGCGTCGGGGCGGAGACTCATTCACACCGTTACCCGAGCTGGTGCGCAAGGAAGTGCAGCGCGTCGTGCTGGCCGCTGAGAATCCCGGACAGTTCAACGGTGTCGCAACGGGCTTTGATGAAATCGACCAACTGACCAACGGGCTGCAGCCTGCAAACCTGATTATCCTAGCCGCACGCCCTTCGCAAGGCAAAACCGCTCTGGCCCTGCAAATCGCCCATAACGTCGCATGGGACATGCAAAAGCCGGTCGCCGTCTTCTCGCTTGAAATGAGCCGAGACGAACTGACCCGTCGGTTACTGTCAAGTGAAGCCAGGGTTGATTCGCACGCCCTGGCCAACGGTTCACTGAATGACGACGAGTGGGACGCTTTTAACCGCGCGAGCGAACGCCTGACGCGAGTGCCCCTTGAAATAATCGACACCCCGCAGATGACAACCTTCGACATGCGCGCTCAATGTCGCCGTCTCGCACAGCAGCGCGGCCACCTGGCGCTTATCGTGGTCGATTACATTCAGCTCGCAAAGACTGCCGAGAAGTCGGGCAATCGAGTCGAAGAGCTGTCCAAAATTGGCAAGTCACTAAAAGCTCTGGCCAAGGAAATGAAGTGTCCGGTACTTTGCCTTTCTCAGCTTTCACGAGCCGTCGAACAGCGCGAAGACAAGCGGCCCGTACTTTCAGACTTACGTGACTCAGGCACCATTGAAGAAGACGCCGATATCGTTTCGTTCATCTACCGCCCTGCCTACTACAAAAAGAAAGTGCATATCCCCCAGGCCGCGCAATGGGGGCCGGTGGAAGATGATACCGACAACACCGCCGAGATTATTTTCGGCAAGAACCGCAACGGGCCTACTGGAGTCGCAAAGCTCGTTTTTATTAGCGAGTTCGCCCGCTTCGAAAACCTACAGCGAAATTATTAGAGGACCATCATGCCAAGAAAACAAAGTCAGACCAAAGCAATCGACAAGACGCACCGGCAGGACAGAGTTACCCGCGAGACGCAGGACAAAAAGCTGAGCGACGAAAAACCGATGTCGGACGCTCAGCGCGAAGAGAACCGGTGGGCGGCGACATTCGGACGCAGACCCCGCCAGAAACTGCGTTAAATCGCCACAGAGCGTTTCAGGGGTCCACGACTACCTAAAACGAGCGAACCCGCCCCCAGCGCCAAGATTTGGGGCCATAGCGACGAAAATAAACGACTATTCACCCCCGTTCTGAGGCCACAGAGCGAAGTGGGAGAGAAGGAGAAAGAGAACGATGAGACTTGTCGAAAACCTGATGGACCGCCTGAAAATCGAGCGCCGGTATATTTTGGGCTGTGAGGCCGATGGGACGCAGGACAGTTGTTTACTGACTCGCTATTTTCTGTTTAGGTCGGAGCGATTCGGAAACCTTTACCTGCATATCTTCCACCGGCCTGATGCAGACCGTGAGCTGCATGACCACCCCTGGAGTTTCCTAACCATTCCAATATGGCCGGGGTACATCGAGCAAACCGAACGGGGACGCTTCCGCCGCTGGCCGCTGGTTCCGCTATGGCGACCTGCGAAGTACGCCCATCGTGTCGAGACCATCAACGGCGGGGAGTCGCTTAGTTTGGTCTGGGTGACAGGCAGGAAACGCGAATGGGGATTTTACACAGCGCAAGGCTGGATGCACTTTCAAGAGTTTTTCAAGCGCAAAGGCTGCTAGGAAATCTAATCAACTTCTGGAGCAACAATGACACAACCACCTGAACTCAACCTGCCCCTGCTGCGACAGGTGGCAACTGAACTGGATGGAAAGGAACTGCTCGATGTGATGGTATGGCGTAAGTCAGGGCACGACTTGTCGCTGATCGGGCCAAATACGCTTGTCGATGACGGGAATTGCTTGCTGACTCCCTCGGCTACCGATTACAACCCCTTCAACTACAACGACGCCCACCGGCTGATGGAGAAGTGGTTGGGGTCTGGGCCAAATTGCTTTTACTCCGACGAATGGAGTTGTTTTGCCTTTAATCTGCTAGGCCATCTTTTTCACGAAGATATGTCGCCAATTGAAATAGCTGCAACCGCACTGCTTGCCACACCCGAACAACTCCTCACGGCGCTCCTGGCTGTGGTGGGGGAAGGAACCGGAGGTTCTGATGGGTGACTGGAGCCGCGACATAATGTTCAGCCGTGTTCAGCATTATTTCGATGACAGCAACAATTCAGGGCTTTGTGGTGAAGCACCTTATTCCACGGCATTCCAGCGCCGCAAATGGCACATCACGACCGGCCCAAAGTGCAAAGCCTGCGAGCGCCGTCTAGCAGCGCGGAAAAAGAATTTAACGGAGAGTGATTGAAAATGAACGAGACAAAAATTGTAGTTCTGGAATACAAGTGCCGTCGTTGTGGTAAGTCAGTTGAGTTTGAGAAACCGACAGAAACCACGCCTGCTCTAATCATGCTAGCCAATGGCCTGAACAATAAGAACCCCGGCGAACCACGCGCAAGGCCGCTACAGGGCCACCAGTGTGACACAGGGATATGGGGAGTCTGTGACTTAATCGGTATGCGAACCGATGGGGCAGCGCGGGAAAAGAAGGAAGGTCATGGCATCACAGATTAAACAATGCCTCACGGTTTTTGTCCCTATCGTGATCACGATAATGGAAGGTGAACGGGTTGCCTTTGCTAAGGCAGTCAATGCCGCGCTGAAGAAAAACGGCGTCCCTGATGGCACGCCAATACAGGTTGATGTAGTGCCGCGCAAATATGACTTCGAGGTCACTGCCACATGGTCACAGCAAGACGCTGATGCTCTGGCAACGCGGGAGCGGAAGGAGAAAGAGAATGAACAATAAATTTGCGATCATTGACGATGGATGTAAGGTGAATCTTGTGCCGTGTGCCGATGGTAAATCAGCAATTGAGGCACTTGAAGAATTCGTGAACCGGCACAGTCGCTTTGCTGAGTCCCACGAGGAGCTAGGTAGGGGTCATCGCGCCCTAGTTGCTGAGACTAAACAGATGATTGCTACGATGTCCGATGATTCCGATCTGGATGATGACGCTGAGTGCGACACCTACGGCGTCGCTGTCGAAATGGCTCTAAGTGCACTCCGCTTGGTTAGGGACTGGAGTGAAAGGGCTGACCGTGTTGACGATGGCACGGAGGTCTTGCCGGTAGAAGTGAGGAAGGCAGTCCATGATGCCCTTGCTGCCGAAGAGTATCAAAATGACCCAGACTGGGAGCGTGCTCAGATTATGGAGAAGGCGAGCATGGATGAACTTCTAAAGATCCTGCTTAAAGAAGTAAAGGACTTTATAGCCCTGACGGATACGTTCCGAGGGTACGACGGCTATCAGCGCGGTGTGCCTGAGGGCTTCACGGCGAGGCGAAATGTCCTTTTCGAGGCCGTCGCAGAGATAGAGTCCGCGCGGGAGCGGAAGGAGAAGCCATGAAACGACATACCCATTCCTGGCGCCTGGCCTACGCAGGCTGGAAGTGTGTGAAGTGCGGGGCATTTCGGACGCACCCGAGTTATTTAGAGAAGGTGAAATATGGATGAATTAGTTTGGACGACAAAATTACCGACTGTGCCGGGGTGGTACTGGTTTCATCCTGAAAGATTTCCAGACAGGCGCTATTGGCAGATTATCGAAGTGCATTCTGGAGATATCGAACGGGGCATTTATGCGGGGATTGACAACGTGTGGGCGGGGCCGATACCCGAACCAAAGGAGAATCATGGATAGCGAAAATGTACTCGTGAGCCGGGAGTTTCTGCGCGAAGTGGACGGGCTGCTTTCCATTTTGGTTTACAGGCATGGCGGCTATATCGAACGAATAGGCGAACTCGATACGGCTAAACGACTGATTAGAGAAGCATTGACCTTTGCGGCTTCTTCTCCACCCATTGCCCCGGCGACGCCCGTGGAGATTCTTCCTGAGAACTTTTGGCGCGACGTGTGGCACACAAACTGTTTTAGCGCGTTGCCGTCCCGCATGTTGCGGAGGCCCGAAATCACGACGATTGAAGACGGCTCAACACTGCACAGATATAAGTGTGTCCTCTGTGATGCTCAAGTTTACGGCGGACTAGACAAAAACAGACGGGTAGTGACAAGAGATTGCGAAAACCAACCCGAGTAATGGCCGGTCACACCTACGACTAAAGGAACCTATGAAACTCACGTTGCCGTTCCCTCCGAGCGCGAACCGCTATTGGAGAAGTTGCCGGGGGATAGTATTTCTCTCCGGCGAGGCAAAAAAGTATAAAGCCACATTGCTGGAAGACAAAGCGCTTGCGCAAGTCAAACCCTTGGACGGTCGAGTTGCGATCAGTCTGGACTACTACCGCCCCCGTAAATCCGGCGACCTCGATAACCGCTTAAAACAAATCCTGGATTGTTTACAGGGCGTGGCTTACCTGAACGACAGTCAGATTGTCGAGATTCACGCGCGGCAATTCGATGACAAAACCAATCCGCGAGTCGAAGTTGAGGTTTTGGAGTTAAGCCCATGAAACGCAAAACTGACTACCAACACTATCTCGAAGCCCACGAGCGCCTCATCCAACGCCGCCTCAGTGCTTCGCCATGGGCCGCAATGAGAATATCTATGCCCAAGCCCCCAAACGCCCCACAGCGGCGATTCTATGCGCGTTCGTCGCCACGTGTGAGGGTGAAGGTCAGGAAACCGAAACCGATTTATCAGGGAGTGCAGTGATGAGCAAACCAATTTTAGACCTCGAACCAATCAAAGCGCGGGCAGGGAAGGCGACGAAACCGTGGGAGGCAGACTGGGAGCATATCAACTACGAACCGGGACAGACGCACTACGACGAATTTCAAATGCAGTCCGTCGGCCCGACCGTGCGAGCGATGGACAAGAATGACCAAGCGGCGTGTGAGCGGGTTATTGAACAGGTTCGAGCTGATACCGATTTCATGAACAACGCCCGCACCGACATCGATGCGCTGGTGGCAGAGGTAGAGAGTGACCGTGAGGTCATCAATGCGCTGAAAAAGGCTGTTTTCTCGCTTTGCGATGAAGGTGAGCGAGTTTGGCTAATTGAGCAAGGGCGGGGCAAAGGTGTGTCCGTCCATCTCAAACACGCGACTGAAAACGGCCGATATTTGCTTGCGGCTCTATCGAGGGCCGAAGGGGAGGGGAGAGATGCCAACATTCGTTAAGGGAAATCTGTGGGACGAAGTAGGCCGGGCTGACCTGATACTCGTGACCGCTAACAGCACCCTGAATAGTCGCGGTGAGCTCGTGATGGGCAAGGGTGCGGCGCTGGAGGCTAAACAACGGTATCCGTGGTTGCCCGGCGAGGCAGGGCGTGCAATCAGGGCAAAGGGCGGCTCTGGTACGTATTATGGAGCATTGGCGTTCCCGCCTCGACTTGATGCTCCCGACACCGACATCGGTATTTTGCAAGTCAAAATTCACTGGCATGAACCTGCGCGGTTGTCATTGATTGAACTCAGTCTCAAGGGGCTTGCCGAGACTTCGATTCACTACACCCGCATCGCCCTCAACTTCCCCGGCATCGGTGCGGGCCAGTTGAATCGCGAGGATGTTCTACCGCTTTTGGAGTGCTTGCCGGACAACGTGTTTATCTACGAACCGGAGGCCACCCAAAATGCCTAACCTCCCCCCCATAACCGACGATAGACCTTTCTGGGATGCCGCTTACTTCGCCGCACGCTACGGTATTTCGAGCGGGGCCGTTCATCACCACATGCGGAGCTTTCTTGGGCGATTCCGCAAGGGCAAGCGAAGAAAAATCACTTTCGAACAAGCTCTAAAATTGGATGCCTATATCAAAGAAGTGCGTCAAAAACCGGATTCCAAGAGTGGATTATGGAAAAGGTTTTGAATAGTTATTTCATAGTTGTATGAATTGCTAGTAATTGACGCGATTTTTATTTGCTGATGGGTATACTTTAGATTGCACGTCGCTCCCTGCGTGCCCCTCATCGTCCCCTGGAGCCGGGGTAGGACTCATAAACCTGCCCTGGCACCTCCGAATGGTGAGACCTGTTGCTCATAGTGCTTTGCAAAACCATTAGCGATTCAGGGAGCCGACCCCGCCACACGCGAGAGGTGTGGAAGTCCGAGCCGTGTTAGTGCATGGTAGGGCGCAGATGTTCCACTATGTTCCTTCGGGGGCATGGTTGTCTTATATCCCTCTGGGTGGTCAGGGTTAAGTTCCTGTCATAGCGTTCAGGGAGAGGGTAACGCGGGGTAGAGTGAACGTATCCTCGCACAATTAGCCTGGTAGCTTAATGGCAAAGCGGTCGATAGTCCTGAAGCAACACCGGTTGGCGCGACAGGGCCGCAACTATCGGCGAAGTAGGTTCGATTCCTACCATGGCTGCCAACGCCCTGAGGGGCTTTTCGTCGCACCGGCTTTGGATTAAAGGCGGGGCCTACTACCCAATGAAGGTAGGCGTATCACACGGACGACAGAATGTGACCTGAAAGCCGGGGGCCTGATCGCAGGGACAACAAGAGAGCCCAGAGGCTTGACAGCTTGGAGAGACAGGCACCTTTTATGAGCATCACACCGAAACAATCAGAAAACGCCTGGTCGCATGGCGAAATGGAACTTCCGGATGACTTCGGAGACATGTCTGAATTTGACCGAATGTTAGCTGAATCTGGTCCGGCCAAGCCACTACTGACTGCCCGTGACCTTGAAGGATTTTCTGATGGCGACCTCGAAGATATAAAGGCCGAACTGAGCAAGCCGCGCCCTGACACAGACGGCACCTGTTACCGGGAGGATACAGAGTGATGTTTGAGGCGTTCCTCTGGGGCACTATGTTCGGGTTTCTCTGTGGAGCTTCCGTTGGGGCATGGCTTTACCGGCTCGGGGCAACCAGGTCACGTCATGGCCGATAGCCTGAATGAACTCGAACGGGCAGTCGAATCGCTGTGCCGCCATGACGAATGGCTAGGACAAAGAGAGATGGAATCCGGTTCGTATTCGAAGCTAAGGCCCAGGTGTCCGAGATGTTTGACGACTGGGATGTTGTTGGAGACAGATACGGGGTATTCGTGCGAATGGTGTAACCGGGCGATTGCGAAGTGGGAGATTGATTACTGATGCCAAAATTCAAGAAAAAGCCGATTGTAGTTGAAGCATTTCAGATGACGCAGGAGCGACGCACTGATAACCGGGATTGGCCCGGTTGGATGGGGCAGGCATGGCAAAAGGAACGCGGCGAAGTTGGATCGCTGTATCCGACCATTGAAGGGACCGGCGACGGTACTATTTCAATCGGCACTCTGGAAGGGCCGCTTCTGGTCTCGTGGGGCGATTACATCATTCAAGGCGTGCAGGGTGAGATTTACCCGTGCAAGCCTGATATTTTCGAAGCAACATACGGTCCTGCCGAGGATGATCAGTGTCCAGAGGTTGCCGAAGCGCGGAAAGCTATCAAAGCGCTTTATCTTGAAGTGCCGTCCGGCATTATGAATGATGTCGAAAGTCGCGTCGAAGCCGCTTTTTTGGCGTTGCAATCGTAACGGATTGAGTTGTAATCGCGAGTTGGCACGGTGGGAGATTGAGGGAGTCTAAAAAGTTATGGACGTCTTACAACACGCTGAAAGCATGGTACGCCCTCCATGGTGGGCTCGACTGACCGATCGCACTTTTATTTCGATGGTGACTACAGCGGTGGGTGCCGCTGGTGCGGCTGTCGCAACTTGGCGCACTGAGGGCGTGTCGATCGACAGTAAAGTTCAAGTTACGATCGGCGCATTTGTAGCGATCGCTGCCGTTGTTGGCTCGTGGAACCATAGCGAGAAGAAAAAGGACGCGGCAGTATCTACGGCTGCAATCAATGCCTCCAACCCGTCGGTAGCCGATTGCCTGCCCCCTCTGGGTGCTGTTGAGTCCGTGGACTTCGAAGCGGTCGCTAAGGGTATCGTCGGTACCGAACTGGCAAAGATTGGAGTAGTGGATAGGCGCGTCGATCGAAAAACCGTGGCTGACATTCCAGACATGCTGCCCATTGACCGCGAGGTGGTTCTGTGAATCCCATTGTCAGAGACGCTATCGGTATCGCAGTAGGCGAGATTGGCGTCCGTGAAATTGGTTCGTCCAACCGGGGCAAGCGCGTCCAGGAGTATCAGGCCACCACAACGCTGGGTGGCTCTGGATGGCCCTGGTGCGCAGCGTTCGTCAATTGGTGTATCGCGCACTCCATCACTGTGGGTTTACTGAAGGAATACCCGTGGATCCCCACTGCCTCTTGCGACTTCATTCTCGATTGGGCGCGGCGCAATAAGATTCTCGATACGTCACCGAAAGCGGGGGACGTTTTTTTGCTGCTGAGCAAGTCGAGCCGCAACGACGCTATCCATACCGGCTTTGTGGCCTCCGTGGCGGCCGGGAAGTTCAAGACAGTCGAAGGCAATACGAACGACAACGGGAGTGCCAACGGCAACGGCGTCTATTCGCTATCGCGCACCATGAGTGAACGCTATGTGTTCGTTCGGTGGGGCAATCTGTGCGAGGAAGCCAAGGAGAAGTCCTGGGACGTTGCTATTGGCGCGAAAAAGATACGCGCCGTCATTCAGAACGGTACTGCATGGGTAGGCGCTCGGGACTGGGGGAACTCTCTGGGGCTTGAGGTCGGATGGAATCAGGACGCACAGGCTGTGACCCTGAATGGCCGGGAAGTATCAGTGCAGCCGAAGTTTATGGGCGAACACGCACTGCTGCCGGTAAGGGCACTGGCGGAGTTTTCGGGGCTGAGGCTGGATGTCAAGCCGGGAGAAATAACAGTAAGTCGATAACAGAAGACGCCTCCGACACCAGCGTCCACTAGTGCCGGAGACTAACGCCACACCTGAAGAGCTAGGATATGACGATGACCGAAATTATAACAATGACTTGCTTAACGAACCGAGGGGATGCACGATGTGGGTAAAGAAACTCTCAATCTTATTTTGGGCGCTATTCTTACCCTGGCGGCTTCTCTTATCGTTGCGTGGGTCAACAATCGATTCAATCGCCTAACCAAGCTAGAGGATGCCATAGCGGCCCGCGATGCTCGCATAGACGCCCTGGAGCGCGAAGTTGTTTCGATGGAACGAAAGTTCGTTGCTAAGGAGGCGCAAGACGCAGAAAAGCGGGCGACAGAGTTGTACTTGATGTCGTTCTTCGTGACCTTCGTTCAGGATGCCTTAGCGCTTATCGAAGACATTGGGAATGACGACCCGGCCAGGCGTAAAGAGATAGCGAAACTCAAGCGGCACGGACACGAGATTATCGAGCAGATTAAGGGCGTGATGCCTCATACAGTTGAGGCGAAGGCGCGTAGCCCTGGTAGTTGTTGAGTTGTTGGAGGCGGTTGAAGCATGACCGAGGATGAAATTAAAAAACAGAAGTCTGAGGCGGTTGCAGAGCTAGAGGATTGGGTCAATGTGACTGGTGCGGTACCCCGCGAGTCACTGTGGTATTCGGAGATTCAATCCATGATTGAAGACGCAGTTGACCGAGGGGCAGGGACATTCAAACCGGAACCCTGGCAGAGGGTTGGAGGCGGTTGAGGGGCGGGGGTGAGAACCCACTTGATTTTTTCAAGTTTTTTCAAGTTGAGTTAAATGGCAAGTCATGGTGGAGCACGAAATAACTCAGGGCGTAAAAAGAAATCGGTATCCGATGAGCTTAAATCCCTGTTGGATGAGGCGTGCCCGGACGAAGACCGCAAGCAGATTATCAATGCGATTGTGGCCCGGGCAAAAGCCGCTGATGTCCGATGCGCTGCTTTCATTTTCGACCGCATCTATGGCACTCCCAAGAGCGGCGATGACATTTTGATTCAAGAAAAGGTGGACGCTGAACTTGATATCGTCATCCGTAAAATTAGGGAAGTTTGCCCGCCGGACACAGCGGACCAAGTTATCGACTCCATCTTCCACGGCGGCTAAAGTAGCTGGCAGGCACCGGGGCATTAAGGCAACGGGCAAGTACATTGATAATTCGGCAGGGTGGCGGCAGTGGCTTAAGGAACGTTTCCCTCGGGCAACGGAGCACCCGTTTGCGGATCGCCATGTGCGGCTATGGGAGTGGTTCGAAGCCCTAACCCCGGGAGTCCGCCCGCGTCCCAGGGTGGATGTGTGGCCTCGTGGCGGGGCCAAGTCGAGCACAGCGGAACTGGGATGTGTGCGCATCGGCACCCGCATCGTAGAAGTGAACGGCGAGAAGCGGCCGGCGCGGCGTTTCGTGCTCTATGTCTCTGAGACTCAGGACCGGGCCAACACGCACGTTCAGGCCGTAGCCGGGAAGTTAGAAGACCTGAATATTGGGCGGGCGGTCGGCAAGTATGGGCACTCGAAGGGCTGGAGCGTTGACCTGATTCGATGCGAGACAGGGTTTAATGTGTTGGCTCTCGGTTTGGATGCGGCTAGTCGCGGCGTTAAGCTGGACGACTACCGGCCGGACCTGATTATTTTTGATGACATCGATAAACGCCATGAAAAACCGGAGCAAGTCCAAAAGAAGATCGAAACAATTACGGAGTCGATACTTCCGGCAGGTTCGAGCGACTGCGCCATTTTATTTGTGCAGAACAAAATACACAAGGATGGCATCGTTTCACAACTGGCCGATGGCCGCGCTGATTTCCTCCTCACCCGGGAAGTGCCGACCGTAGAGGCTGCGGTGGTCGGACTGGAGTTCGAGCCAACCACAGGCGAGAATGGTTTGACCTATTACCGGATCACGGCAGGCACTCCGACCTGGCAGGGACAGAGCCTTGAGACGTGCGAGAAACAGTTAAATGAATGGGGCAGGGCGGCGTTTCTACGAGAGGCGCAACAGGAAGTTGACGACGATGAAAACGGGCTATGGGACCGCAAGCGGGATATTGAGGCACATCGAATTTCGTGGTCAGAGATGCCGGACCTGATACGTGTCGGGGTCGGGGTGGACCCGTCCGCAACTTCGACCGGAGATGAAGCCGGCGTAATCGTGGCGGGCATTGCCAAGGTAAACGACGTGATCCACGGCTATGTCTTCGATGACAAGTCAGTGCAGGGGAGCCCGAAGGTCTGGGCTAGTGCAGCAGTCGATGGGTACCACCAGCATGGCGGTGATGTGTTGGTTGCGGAGTCGAATAATGGCGGCGAGATGGTGGAGATCACGATTGGCACGATACCGAATGCGCCACGGGTGAAGTTGGTTCATGCGAGTCGGGGCAAGCTCACCCGGGCAGAACCGGTTCAGAAGCTTTACGAGGACGGCAGAGTGCATCATGTGGGCGAGTTCGTGGCGCTTGAGTCTGAGATGTGCTCCTGGGTGCCCGGGGAGCCGTCGCCGAACCGATTGGATGCAGCGGTGTGGATTTTGACGGATTTGATGTTAAAGGCAGAAGCACCGCCGGCCGCTCAATCGACCGTCGTTAAAAAGAAGTTCTTCAGTTAATTAACCATGGCTACCGAAATCACCAAATACTCAGACGCAAAAGCTCTCGTGGACGCTCTCGATGCCGACCGCCCAACTATGGTTGTGAGTCGCAGGTTCGGGGAGGGCGACCACTGGCAAGGCGGGACGCAGTGGGGCGGGCCAGCCATTCCAACCGACATGGAAGGCTATGGCCCAACGCTGGTCAGTCTTGAAAAGGACCAAGTACCCATCCCACTTATCGAGGAAATCACCGACCGGCACGTGACCGGCGTGATTGGCCGCGAAATGGCGTTCGAAGTGGAACTGAATCGGGAACTCAAGGAGGGGCAGAAGTTGAGCGCTGAGGAGGAAAGCGACCTGGCTATTCTTAACGAGGCGCTGGGGGCGTTCTATGACAATAACGATGGCCAGAGCGTCATGTATGACTATGTGACCAACTACTGTTCCGGCCGCGGTGTGCTTCGTTTCCTAATCCCGCCTGACACCATCCCGGATACCGGCATCCTCACTGCAAGCGATGTGCGGAAGGCTGTCGATTACTTCTACTTCGAAGCGCCCTCATGGGAAGCCGCTGGGGTGTATGTCGATAAGGGATCGATGAAGCCTTACGGGATCTATCTCTATGCTGAAGATACCGGCACCAAGACGGTGAGTAAGGCCGATGTGACATTCGTTGACACCGATGGGCAGACAGTCTTTAGAACCTTTGTAGACGATGTCATCGAGGAAGATAGCGAGCGTCGGGACGACTGTAATGGCCGGATATGGATTTATCAGGCGACAACCAATAAGCCGCTCATCGGCAAGCCGCAAATCGCCCTGCAGCGCAAATTGAACTTCCTGAACTTCATCCTGCCCAAGAATGCCGCTTACGCCGGTTTCAGAGCCCGCCATACCGTCAACATCGAACGCGCCACCGACCCGGATACGGGAGCGCCGACCGACCCGACCGTTGGGCCGTCTTCCATCATGCAGTGGCAGTCCACCAGCTATGTCGATAAGGATGGAAACCGGCGGCCGGGCGCGGGGCAGCTCGTTATCGAAGAGCCCGTCGACTCTTCGCCGATACGCGCCGATATTATGCACATGAAGTTCCAGCTTTTAGAATCGTGTAATCAGCTCCACGTGCTGATTAGTGGCGATGCAACGGTTTCCGCTGTTTCGAGGGTGCAGGCGCGCGGCGAGTTTGCGGACTCCCTTCTCAAAACCAAGCCGAAGGTCGAGAAGGTGATGCGCGACTTGTTAACGACAGTTATTTGCATGGCGTGCAAGACTGCTAACGACACGGGACTCCTGGAGCGGTTCAAGAAGAACTATCGGGTGCGGGTCGATGTCAAGCCCGATGCCGGACCATTGACGCCCGAGGAGCGGCGCGCGCTAATCGAGCTTGCTGCCGCCGGTCAGGTGAGCAAAGAAACTGCGATGGTGTTGCAGGGCATCGAGGATGTGTCTGGTGAGTTGAATAAGCTGGAGCGCGAGGCCGAGAACAACCTGGCGGTTCTTATGGAGCGCGCGACACTGGCGGGCCAGTTCATTCTCAACGGCACCGAACCTCAGACGGCGTATGAGGTGGCGGGATTCGATAAGAAGACTGCCAAGCAACTTGCAAAGCTGCCCAAGCAGACTGACGGCCTGGCCCCGGTGATGACCGATGACGAGGTTGTGGCCTTGTTGGTCGAGCAGGGGAGTGACGAAGCGACGGCCCGGCGGGTTGTGGGGGCGAAGGTTGGAGTTATAGGGGGCGAAGATGAGTGAGAGAATCACAGTTAACGACTTGTCGACACCGGAGAAGTGCCGAGAGTGGGCACTGAATCATCACCCATCGGTAAAGAAAGCACTAGAAACGGGTGAAGCTACTATCGTCAATCTACCGACCGGCGCTCAATGGTTCGGAGATGAGAGCAAGAATGTGAAAGTTAACATTCGTTTTCTTCGTTTTATGACCAAGCACGAGTGGTGTGATTCACCAGCGGGGATATTTCCTGACCGAGCGTGGTTCGGAGAGATTGAACTAGAGAAGGTCGGCGATCCTGAAGGAGACTCTGCGCCGTATCGCCTCGTAAAACCTGCGTAAATGGCTAACTCACCCGAAGACTACACCCCATCCGAGATAAAGGCCATAGTGGCCTTCGTGGCGTCCTCTCGCACCTTGTTTCGCTATCAGCGGGGCGAGCGCACCCGAAGCGTCGATATGGCGCTCTATCGCAATCTGTGGACGCATCGGAACGGATTTAGTTGGAATCGGCAGGTGTTGGCGTTTGAGTTTCGGGGCACACCGGTGCCACCTGCGACAGTCAAGCAAGTTGTAAATGCCATCAGCCTCGATGCGCGGTTTCAGATGTTGGATGCGACCCTGAAGCTTCAGCAAGCCGCACAGATGGCCAAGCGTGTCGAACCGGCGGCGCTGAGCACATGGCGAGACCTGTTTGATTCAGGAATCAGGCGTGGCGTGGGAGCGGCAGGGGTGCTGGGGCATGGCGGGTTCGATGAAATGACGCCGGACAACTGGCGGGCGCTAGCAGGGCGGGCACAGGTGCAGTTGGAATATCGTGCAGGGTTCGAGCAGCGGATTTTAACTGGTGAGTATGGTGGCGATTTGAGTAGTGGGCGCTTGCTGCAACATGCAGGTTCATATACCAATTCGTTTCGTTCGGTTTACGAGAATACTCGGCTCGATGACAGGCAGGAGAAGTTGGGGCACGACCTGTTCTGGCGCGTTCTGGGTGCCTCTGACCATTGCCACACCGGTAAGGGCGGTATTGGATGCGTGGAGGCGGCTGCAATGGGCAAGGTAAGCCGCGACGAGTTTGTGGAGATTGGGGAGTGTGCTTGCGGGAACGGCTGTAATTGTATTGGGATGAGTGAGAAAGGCTAATAATCGCCTTCCCTGTTAGTAGCTATTTGTTTTCGGGTATACTGGATATGGCAAGCAACGAGAAATCGACAACCATAAACGTGAGCATGATGTGGCAGGCGCTTTCGTCCTACGCGGGGCGAGTGGCCGGAACATCGGACCCGGAGCGTCAGAGGTTGGCAGCTCAGCAGTTGCAGGTGGAGTTGAGACAGGCTAAGGTGAAGGTATGAAATCAATGGCATTCACCGGTACTGATGGCAGGAGGTATTCTTGTGTGACTCAGATACCAACTGCAACGGTCGAGGGCACTTTTCTCGGAGTTGCGAGTGATTACGCTCCAGTTCGAGTTAAGTCGGTAACATTCTATTACAGGGATGGTGAACCGACGACCGACACTGTTTTTAATGAGGCGGCTGAGAAGGTTTTTTCTAAGTAACCACATGTTCAGGGTAGCGAGATAGATTAGCGCGCAAAGAGGATAGGTAGGGCTTGCTCCTACTGAAAGACCTTTGCGAGAACGCCCAGGAGATTCACAGTAGGACGGTACCACCGAAATGAATCTATAACGCGTGAGGAAGGTGCGATACCTTCACCTGAACACACCTAACAACCAAATACAGGCCACTTAGCACAGACACACGCTAATTACGCCCCATATCACGCAGACGCGAAAGCCCTGCGAGGTGTGGGGCTTTTTCGTTTTTATAACCCGTCCGGCAAGGTCCGGCCAATAGCTCAAGGAGCATCAATGCAACGCGATAGATTTGGGATTCAATGGTTTTTCGGTGAAGAAGGCGCTGGTGGGGGAGACGGTGGCGCAGGGGATGGCGACAAGGAAACGCGCAACCTGCAAAACCTACTCGCCAAGAAGAACGGCGATGCCATGGCGCTCGCCGCACAGCTCTTAGCTGAGAACGCCGACCTCCGCGAGGATAAGCGCCAGCTCAAGAAAAACCAAGCGCCCGAAGGTGCGGTCGTTCTGACCGGCGAAGATGCCGCGAAGTGGACAGCCTACACCGAATTGGGCGAACCCAAAGCCGTGAAGAAGCAAATCGAGGACGCAGAGAAGGCAACTACCAAGCTTGCCAATCTGGAGCGTTCTCAGGCCATGCGCGAAGCGTGCGAGGCCGCCGGGATTGACTTCGAGGACTTCTCCAGCCGCAAAGGTGTGGACGATGTGAGCTACGAGGTCAAGACCGAAACCAAAGACGGGAAGGCGGTCAAGGTGCCGTATATCACCCGCCAGGCGGACGGTAAAACCGAAACCAAGCCGCTCTCTGAATGGGCCCATGAAGCCTTTCCGACGCTTGCCAAGGCGCAGCAGCAGGAAACCGGGCTCAGAGCGGCCAAGATGGGCGTAGGTGAGGGCAAAGTGACCAACACCTATGACGCCATCCGGCAGGAAGTCAAAGCAAAGCAGGAAGCGCAGAGCGTAGAGGGCCGCGATCTGTCACGCGCGGGCATCAGCTAGCTTTGCCAGGAGAACACTACAATGCCAATTACAGTTACATCAACTGATGGGAATGCAGTTTATGCAAGCCCCTTTATCGGCCCTATCGACCACACGGTGCACGCCAAGGTCGATGTGAGCACTTTGCTCATCGACGGGGCGTATGGAGCGCAGGTGGACCTTAAAGGCTACTTGAAGCCGGGGACTCCGTTCAAGCTCGTTAGCGGTGCAGCGGTGCCCCTGGACGGCACTGCGGACGAATTCGTCCATGGTTGCGTGGTTGAGGCCACCCAGATCGTGCCGTCGAGTCCGACTGTGACCAACGCCATTCTTGCGGCCGTCACAATCGACCCGTTCATCGCGCTCGCAACGCACGGCGTCATCAACCGCGACATCCTGGAGGACAACCTGGGACGCGCTCTGCACGCAAACGAAGTCGCCGCTTTCGCGGCTGCGGGTTCGCACATCGTTCTGACCACCACCTAAGAGGGCGGAACGCTACGGAGGATTACAAACAATGCCTACATATTCATGGCTTGTCGCACAAAACGAAATTTCCGCCGCCGCCCTGACGGTGCGCGCGCAGGCGGTGTCGCTCAACGATACCGGCCGGCTGTCGTGGGATGTGTTTTTCCCGCGTAAGAACGTCACCAGCACCAAAATCAGCGAATTGTCGACCATCGACTTTCGCCCGGTTGCTGACCGTCGCGAGTGGAACGCTCGTGGCCGCCTGGTGCCCTTGCAGACACCCGCCAAGAACGATTACTCGATTATCCCCATCGAAACCCGTGACGCTCTTTCCGAGCAGGAAATGAATAAGATCACGGAAGAGACGCGGGGCAACGAGTCCATCATTCAAAACGAGATGGGTGTCCGTTTGCAGGACCGCGTGGAGTCGCTCGCAATGGCGAATTATCGCCGTATCGAAGTTGACGCCTACACCATCTGGTCGACCGGCTCTATCGTGCAGAAGGAGCCGGAAGCGGGTCGTACGCTTTCCACCTCGTTCGGTATCGATTCGGGCCAGCAGCAGACCGCAGGTACCGCCTGGAACGATGCTAGCCTGAACGCTTACGACGAGTTCTTGGCCTGGTATATCGAAGGTCTGGATACCATTGGGGCAGCCGAGGGAGTCATGCTGCGCCGCGCCACCTTGAACGCGATTCTGGCCGATGCGCCGGACCTTGCCAACGGCGTCAAGATGACCCGCACCCAACTTGAGGATCGCCTGACCCAGGATATTGGAAGCGCTTTCCGATTCTTCGTCAACGAAAACAGCCTGGACATTTTCAACGATGGCGGCACGGCTTATACACGCACCAAGGTATTGCCGGCCGAAAAAGTCCTGATGATTCCGGCTGGAAACCGCGTGGGTGTTACCGCCTTTGCGCCCGTTGTCCGCGCCATGGACATCGCTCGCACGGCCGGGGACGCCGGTATCGACGTGAACGGCAACACGGTTTACATGGAAGCCAGCAACGGTGGCCGCCAGCTGGACATCGAGTGCCAGCTTAACGCCCTGCCGGTGCCGAACAAGTCTGTTATCTGGACCATCGATGCCGGAGTTTAAAGGAGTTACTAATGGCAAGAGCAACATACGACAGTCTTAAAACCGCCGGTAACTCTACCAACTTCCATAGCAATACCGCCAAATCTCTGGCGACCATTGCATCCGGCAAAAATGCAGACGGCACCGATTTCAGCATCCCGCATGTCGCGGCTACGGCGACCGCAGTTGCTTCCGGCACAACCGATGTGGCGGGCGTGGCAGCAGGCACAGGGCTCCGCCTTTTGGGTTACAGCATCCATGAAAGCGCATCCTCTGCTGCGGTTGCGACCGTAATTATCCGCAACGGCACATCGAACGCGGGCGGTATGCTCGCCGCCGAAGAAATCGCCGCTGATGGCGCTGTAACCCGCTGGTTCGGCCCAAACGGCATCGCAGCCGCCGCCGGAATCTGGATTGACCGCGTAGCCGGCGAAACCGAACTGGTTATCTACCACACGACCATCACCTAAAGGACACCATCATGGCAAGAGACAATCGGAATATCGTGCGAGCCATTCGGGACGGCGACAAAAGATATAAGTCGGGCCAGGAGGATGAAGTGGCAAAGCGATACTCGAAGGCTGATATCGCCCGCTTCGTCAAAAATGGCTCACTGGAAGGCGACTGGGGTATCAAGGAAGCATCGGACGAAGATGCTACCGATACCGAGTCCAAAGCCGCAGACGCTCTCCGCCGTCCGGCCCGTGGCAAGTCCAAGGCCGCAGACGATTCGCAAGGCGATGAAGATGCGCAGGACAATGACGGCACCCCCGGCGCAGATTCCTAACCATCCCCATGCCTCTCTTTGAACTCCCTACGGCAGCCGCCATCACCACGACATCGAAGCTCCGGCCCGAACAGCTTAACACCCTGTTCACCGAAAGCGATGTCGTGACGGCGGTGCAGGGCATTATCACCGACAAATACGACGTGGTGGCGGAAGCCATTAGTGATGTATCTGGTGAAATCCTGTGGCCGCCGTCCGATGAAGTCATGGCGGCGCGCTACCCGGACTGGAGCGAGGAGAAACGGACGGAGAAGGTGGACCGGCAAAAATCGCTGGCAAGGCAGGCCGTAGAAGCCTACGCACTTGCTTCGCTATACGGTCGCGCCGGCTACCTCAACCGGGACTACTGGGAACGGGCGGCAGAGTATCGGGAAGAGGGTGCGGAGTACCTGAAGCTGCTGAAAAGCAGCATTGCCGAGGTGACGCGGCAAGAGACAGACGACAGTGTGCCAAGGTCTCAGGCCGTCACGGTGCGGTCGATGTGGGGCTAATCCATGATTGAGATTCAATTCGACTCCGCCGCCTTTACCCGTGACCTGAATGCCCTGCCGGACCGTATCAGACAAGGCGCTGAGAACGGGCTGGACCGGGGCGGCGATGTGACTCTCAACCAGAAGGTGAAGCAGGTTGAGGTCACGTACCGGCGCTCCATCCCGCGTTCATCTACAGGCCGTCCAAGGTGGCGCAGGCGGGGCAATTGGTTGCGGGGGCAGGAAGTGCGGCGCACCGGAGAACTGGAGCGCACCATCGTGACGACAGGACCGGCGGAAGTGTATGAGGGTCGCTTGGCAGACCTGCCGACTGGCCCTGATGGCATCAACCGGACCAATAAGGCATCGGAGAATGCGGCGCGTATCATCGAGCCCCAGATCAAGGCGATTATGGAGCAGGCGATTAGGGAAGCGATACGATAATGGCGACTCTCATTGATGCCCATGCAGGACTCACGATCATTCGGGATCGCTTTCAAGAAGCCTTGAACGATGACTACTTGAGTGATTTCGAGCCTTACGGCGGCGCTGACTGCATCCTGTCCGACGACGAGCCGACCGAAGCCGAGCGCGTTGGAAAGCCCTATGTCCTGCTAGTTCCCGAAGCATCCGAATATTCGGAGACGTGGGGGGCGCAGGAAGTGAGGGTAGTGGCGCAATGCAAGGCGACGGATTTCAACGGAGCGCGGAAGGGCATAGCAAACGACATCGGCAGCCATACGCTGCTGTCTCGCAAGCTGACCGCCTATATCCGCTCCAACTACGACACATTCAACGCTCTGGGCGTGCAGGGCATCGAAATCGATGAGCCGCGCAAGTCCATCGAAACCAAGGAAGGCGGCGGGGTGACGCAGATTGTGACGCACCGTATCACCTTCCGCTATGAATCAGCATATTAGGAGCAATCCAATGGCGAAAGTCAAGGTCAACATAAAGCGCCACGTCGAAATCAACGGCAAGCAGTACGATGCCGGCGAGTATTTTGTCAGTGAGGAAACCGCAGACAAAATGCGAGGTGACGATGTGAAGCGCGAGGGGCGAATCACGTTTCCCGACGAAGTTATCGAGGAGCGCGAGAAAGCCAAAGAGAGCAAGGGAAAGAAGGCAGAGGTGCCGGTGGCTCCGGGTGCGCCTTCCACTACATTTGTTCCGGAGGATAAATAATGGCGCTTACCACACCTAGAATCATTGGGCCGCAGCTCGCAGTAACGGCGGACGGCGGCAAAACCATCTGGGACACGATTAGCCTCAACCTGACCAAGAATAAGGTCGATGCCACCGCATCCGATTCGACGCTTGAAGAGGGCGTGTTTACCAATAAGAAGCTGACCGGCACCATCTCCGGATGGCTGGGCAGTGTGAACAATGGCGGCACATTGCCGGACGTTGGCGACACTATCAGCGACCTTGCTGTGGCGGTCGGTGCCGACACTGTTCTGCCTTCTCTCACGGCATACACCAACATCAAAGTTACTAATACCAAATACGATTTTAGCGCCGGACCGGCTAAATGGTCATTCGACTTTGAGAGCGGAATGCTCAACTAACCAGGCGACCGTCAGAGCGCGGCGTGCTCCCCTGTGCGCAAAGCGGCTGACGGTCAAAACAACTAACAGGGGGATGTATGGTAGACGTTTCAAACTTCGTCAGTGTGTACCATGATGACGCCGCAGAGAAAGCGGCGGAAGAAAAGCAGACGGATAAGCCGCGTGTTAATTTCGTGCAGAACCCGGACGGCACAACGACTGTTACGGGGCCGGATGGCAAGCAAGCTACGTATCCGAATCCGGCGAAAGTGGCGGAAGAGACTATGGCCGAGCAATCGGCCGCACGTGCCCGGCTTGAAGAGATCAAGGTCCGGCGCGGAAGCCATATTGTCGAGCATGACCTGGGCGGCGAAAAGTGGTATATTCTCAGGCTTGATTTACCCCACGCAGTTGAAGCGGCCCATGCTGCCAGCGAACTTTGCAATGGCCAGCCCTTCGAACTCAAGAATCCCGAAGTCATGACTGCGATCATGGTGGCAATGATGCGCGCAGCAGTCGTTTCTGGTCCCGACGACTCGACTCCCTACTTCGAGGACGACGCTATCGCTCGCGAGTACGTGGAGGAGCCTGGAACTATGGGGCTGTGTGCCAACCTGTTCGCTCTTATCTCGAACGAAAACGAGTCCCTTATCCCTTTGCTGCAGGGGGCTATGGGACGGACTACTACTGCGGACGCTTCGTAGCCCCTCTACAGCGACAGGCCGCACGCGTGGCCGATAAATTAGGCATCTTGCGCCCCTACCTCAAACGTGAACAGTGGGCGGTGCGTGAGGTAACTCACCTGATGGGCGACTGCCTGGAATACCTCGACCTGACAGAAGGGGGTGACTTCGATAGCCAACATTATTGATATTCTCATACGTGCGCGAGGGGCCGATCAGGTCAGGTCTGAGGTCGGCAAGACGCAGGATGCAGTTAAGGGTCTGGATAAGTCGCTGTCTGGGATTGGTTCGAACAATGGCGCGACCACCGCATCGTCAAAGATGCAGCAGTTCGGCAAGATACTGTCCGACACTGACACCAGGGGCGCGGCTTTGCGTTCCACACTGCAAACACTGGGAGCAGGTACCGCACTCGCTGGACTGAACATGATGGCCAATGGCCTCGTGACTGCCGGTGTAGAGGCGGGCAACGTCGACGCAAAGCTTACGGCCATGCTTCGCACGCGCGGGGAGAGTGGCGCGCTAGACGAAATAAACGAAATGGCCGACCGTCTTAGCCAGATGACGGGTAAAGATGATGACCTGTTTAAGGATGCCGCCTCTCACCTTCTCTCCTTCGGGCTAAATGCTCAGCAGATCAGCCAGATTATGCCGGGTCTCACCGGCCAGGCCGATACTATGGGGCAGTCGCTGGAAAGCGTTGCCGATAGCTTTGGCCGTGCCTTCGCTTCCGGTAATGCCGGCGCGCTCACCCGTTCGGGTGTAGTTCTTTCTCAGGCCGCCAAAGACTCTATTGAGGCCGCTAAAGCCACTAGTGAAGCAGCCGGCCAAACCGAACTGTTTAATCAGGTTTTACAGTCCTATGCGCAGTATGCAACTAAGGCTGGAGAAGGGACAACGGAAGCCGCAAAGACGATTGGATACTTTACCACGCAGGTAGGAAACGCTACCGAAATTATGGGCGCAGGTGCCGCTAATGCACGCGCGGCATGGATGGGTTTCTTGACTCCTTTCATCAAGGGACTGAACGACTCGCATCAAGGTCTGCTGATGAATGTCGGCGGCGTAATGGAGTTCGGAACCAAGATAGCCGACGTAGTTGGTCCTGCTGCAGGTGCGTGGATGCAGTATCGAAACTTCCGCAATCTTGCCACCATAGCCGAAGGCGCGGGCACGATTGCCACGACTTCAAACACCATAGCTACCAATGCCAACACAATCGCAGTTGTAGCGAATGGTAATGCGGCGGTGGCGGCTGCTACGAAGGTAGGCATTCTCGCGAGGGCGCGCGCGTTCGCAACGGGCCCCGGCGGCATCATTGCAGGCGGGCTTATCGCTGGTGGTCTCGGCTATGCGGCCCTGCAATCTACGGGTGTTCTAGGGAAGGATGCGCCGGGACTGGGCGAAGCTGTTAGCAACACGATGGGCCGCATTGGAGCTTTCTTTTCGACGGGGCGCTCCAGTTCCTACGACGAGCGCATCCAGAAGGAATATGCCGAGGAGCAGGCGGCCAAGGCGCAACAGGGAAAGTTGGACGCCGATCTTAAAAAGCAGATGGCGGCAGCATCGAACTTTAACCCTGCCGCTATCACTTCCGTAGCAGGGGTCGTTGCTGGCACAGTCGCGGGAGAGGATACCGACGTTACTCAGTCGCAAATCGATGCCTTGCAGGACACCATCACACGCACGAAAGACAAGAACAAGAAGGCGGAGTTGCAGATCCAACTCCGTTCGCTACAACGTGCCAAGCGCGATGCCGATAAGATGGCGCGTGCCAACGAGAAGGAGAAGCGCGAGGAAGACAGGCAGACCGAAATTGCCGCCAAGTCCATCGGTGAAATTGCCGGGATTCGTGCCAAGGCCAAGGTTGATGAGCTGCGCGAGTCGCTTTCTGAAAATAAGGAAATCGCCGCCGATGCGCTCGAAGTCCAGATAGATGCCATTCGTAAGGCCATGAAAAGCGGCGGCATGGGCAAAGACGCAGGACAGGCTAAAATAGACCGGCTGCAGGATGCTTTCGATAAACGCCAGAAGGCCATCGATGCGAGCACTGACGCACAGATCGCGCGTATCGAGGCAGAGGCTATTATGGCCGAAGCCCGGACCGTAGCGGCCACACAGGAAGGCGCGGAGCAAACGGCGACATTGAATGAGGCCAGGGAGAAGGCGGCAAGCCGGTTGCGTGCTGCAACGCGTGCGAGCGCAAGGGCGTTGCGCTACGGACGTGACGCGGATGAGGCTGGTGTGGAATCAGGGGGCGGTGCTATTGCAAATGCTCGTCAGACGGCCATTGCGGCCCTCGCGAGGCTTCGTAACCGTGGGGCTGGCGGCTCGCCCGAATCGCTGAAATACGGTAGCGGCGGTTTACTTCGTTTTCCGACGAGCGCGAGGGCTCAAGACGCAGGACAGATGCCAAATGGTAACCGTAAGTTCACTGTCGAACTGATTATGCCGGACGAACTAGGCCAGCAGGCGGCCAGGCTCTACTAATGCCAACCTATCCCGTCTTGCGCGACCTGACCTATCGATTCCCAACGCAAAGCGCCGTTGATCCGGTGCCTCGTCCCGGATTAGTAGGGCAATATTTCCTTGCTGCCTTCAACGGCTCCGGCTCAGGCACCAACATCAGTACAGCGGGGTCGACGTTCGAATATGGTGGCGATCAGCTAAAGGTTCGCCTCAACCCGTCGACAGGAGGCAGCTATTACCGTGTTAGTTATCGGTTGACTCCAACAGATATCCGTTATGTTGACGTTTCCGTGAATCCGACACAGATCGTTGAGTTTCAGGCACCGGACAAGTACACGCGCAGCCACTCGTATGGCGACATGCCAAGCGAAGAGTTTTTGATGGGCACGCAGACCTTCACGTGGGAGAAGCATCGAACTGTTATTGAATCGGAGTATGTGCCATTCGCAACCGGACCAGTCTTAAATTACGAGTTCCCCGACCCCGGAATTTATAACGTGCGGCTGATAATTCAGGATTCGTTCGGGGGAGAGTCTTTCGTATTGGTCGGCGGCGTTTCGATTGATGAAGATAACGGCGTCCGCAGCGCCATATCGAGATCGAACCGAAATCTGGAATTCAACGCGCTACAAACGGTTCAGCATGCGCAGGTGATGCCGCAGGTCATGCAGCCGAATGGGACGAAAGTGGCTTTTTTAAGTGGCGAGGTAGACCGGCAACTGTTTCCCGGCTACAAGTCGCCCTATGTTTGGGAGTCAGTGACCGGGCAGGTCTATATCGCTATTACGAAAGGGGAGATAGGTAGACCCAACGAAACAACCGAACTTTGGCGCAGTGATGACCGATTAGGGAGCGTTGAAAAGGTGGCAGAAATCTGGGACGGCAATTATCGTGGCGCGGCCACAATCAACATCGGGAATCCGCTGGCCCCGGACCTTTCCTGCAGTGCGGCAATTAAGACCGGCTCTACGCCTTCTCAGGTTTATTTCAAGTTCTCATACGACAGCGTGAGTTGGGGCGATGCCGCACCGAGTTACAGCGCTTCACAGCCTTCATTCATGGTCTACGTCGGTGATCTTCCGTCTGACAGCAAAGAGCCACTGAACCTGATTTATCGCGACGGGAAACTGGAGATTTTAGCAGGGAACAGTTGGCGATCGACAGACCTGGGACGCACCTGGGAAGAGATTTAAATGGGACTTTCTGCACGACTCGTGGTTTATGGGCATGTGGGCACTGTGGCCCAACCGCCTCAACACATCTCGCTCACGGCGCAGAATATCGTGGACGCAGCTAAAAGGCGACCGGGCGCGCTGCAGAATGTGCGCAGCATCCGCAAAGATGACGAAGGCACCGGAGCGACTATTATAGCTCCGACCCTTGTCTTTCCGGCGGTCGCTAATCGGCGCGATGCATGGGGCAGTGCCAATGGTAACAACCAGTACGATGAGGCCGCCCTAGGGGATTCATATTCGATTGTTTGGAGCGGCAATGGTGTGCCGTCGCTGCTTATTAGCGATCCGGCCAAATATAGAATCGGGACCAATGAGGCATTTACGATATCGGGGTTTGTTTACAAGCCAAACGGCGAATTTCCGATTTGGACGGCGCGTTGGAATGGGTGGCAGTTTCAAATAAAGAAAGGTCGCGCATACGTAATGAAGCTGGCTCCCGCGTGGAACCAGGCGCTTGAAAACGCCTACAATGGCCTCTTAGCTCTACCGGAAGAAGAGTCGACAACCGAAGTTAATGATGCAATCAATTCGGCCCAGGCAGAGCTTTATACAATCCACGAATCACTCAGCATCGAGCCCGGCGGCGGAGATGGCTGGTATGGACAACCATGGAAACTCACGTTTTACGCGGAGCCACGTGGGGCCCTCTCGGTGTTTTTGGGTGAAGATGCCCGCTGGCAGGAACAAACCATCGAGGTGCCGGACATCCTGAAGACGCGGACAGCCGGTACTGTCTGGGGCAGTGGGCCACTCACTCTCGCAAGTTCTGAGGGGACGTGGGCGGTGCAAGTCGGATATCCAAGCCACGCAGTACAGGGGCGCATCTATCTGGGCTCTTACCGGCACCCTGCGTCCCAGGACTGGCAAACGGCAGCCAAAAGCATGATCGCCGACAAGCCTACCGGCACCAACATCACAATCGATATCGAGGACGAGCCGGGAGTCGGACTTGAAGGCGGCACCGAATACACCAACTCGAAAATCTACGCGACTCTCACGACCACCAATCCGCGCCTGACGCCATTCCTGTATGCGGTCGATGTCAATGTGGACCCGGAACCACTGGGGGAGTTTGGGGATGTCAACTTCGACAGCAACGACCTGGAGGACGACGACGGACCTATCATGGAGATACAGCCGCAGTTCGAGGGCGACATGCGGCGGTCGCAGTATCTCGTGGAGTCAAGGGACATAAACGGGCGTACTTTTGCCTCGATTAAGAATCGTAACGAAGGTCTCGCCAATAGATATTGCAGGCTCTACATCGGCGGTACGACGGTCGTGGCGCTGGGCATCGTCAAAGAGTCGCAGATTTCGAACGCAGCCAAAGCCACCGAAAATATTCTGGGGGATGCTGCCCTAAACCCGGATAGCCGCTTGAACCTGGTTATTTGCGATTTGTGGGCACTGCTCGAAGAAACCTTGCTGACCGAGGGCGCGATTATTGGCGATGGCCTGAAGCTTGGTGCTCTCATTCGCCGCGTACTGGCCTATGTCGGTTTCAATAGCGCTCAGCTTGCGGGCGTGTCGGCATCGGCAGGCGTCCGGCTTTCTTCTGCAGCTATCGGCGAAACCTACGCGCACGCATCGAGTGACGGACAGAGCGCGGCAGACTTCCTGCGTGAAAAGCTCGACCGCTACGGCATGGGCTGGGTGCTCTACCAGAACAGTGCTACGGGTGTGTGGACCTTCGCTGTGCGGTCGAATGCTCTCGCACAGATAGGCGGCAGTGATGCGACATTCCTGACCGGCCCCGGCCACTCTCCGACGACCTACCCCGGCAGGCGCGCTGTGCTGAAGCCCCTCGATTTCTTGCGCTCGACCGATGAATTCTATAACGCGTTTCGCGTTGTCGGTGCGATGGGACCGGACGGCAAGCGCATCGTGCACGATGAGGTGCTGTGGGAGTCGGTGACAGCCACAGTGGCCGGTATCGGCAACACGCAGTCGCGCTATTTCATTGGCCGGATGAAGCGATACCCGACTGTTGTGGACGACAGCATTAGAACGCAATCTGAGGCGGCGCTGGTGGGCCGCTCGCTGCGCCTGCGCTACGGACGACCGCCACGTTATCACTCCTACGAGTCGTATTATCATGTCGGCCTGTTTCCGGGCGACAAGACTTCGCTCGATGGACTGGAGGCGGTCAACGAGCGGTACTCGGGCAGCATCAAGAGCGACCGCTCGCAGATTTCAGAGCGGGAGGTGGCATAGTGCGAGCGAAGGTTAAGAGTCCCTTGCAGAAGGTCAAGGACGATGCGGTTTCGACTGCTGTGGCCGAGGTGCAGGCGCTGGCCATGCGCGGCGCTCTGGGGCCCCGCGGCAATGTCGGAGACCCGCCTATTACGCAGACAGTGCAGGGCATTGATGGTGACGACGTGTATACGATCGTAACCGCGCTTACTGAAATTGACTCAACCGAAACTCAAGGGGTGTTGACCTCTTCGGGAGATTTTTAGATGACTGATTTTTATAACTGGGGCGGTGGCACTGATACGCCGGACGCCATTACAAATGCCAAACTCAACCAGACCACGACGCACTTTACGGAGCGTATCGACGCCGAGGCTGCACTGTCCAAGGTGTTCAGCCAGGACGACTCGACCACCACGGGATTGACATGGGGGTATTTTGGCGGCAACAGTCCAACCGCAGCAGACCCTACCGTTATAGAAGACGGCACCGTCGCACTTACAGCCAGCACGATTAACTACGTCGAAGAGTTGGATGGCGAAGTGACCGTAAATACCACGGGCTTCACGGAGGGCTCGTGGTGGGTTCGGCAGATTACAACCAATGGCGGCGGGATCACAAGTTCGATAGATGCACGCCGTCTGGGTGGGGCGAGTAGCGGCGGCGTTACATCGATAGTTGAGGGCGATGGAATTGAAACCAGCGGCACCGGGGCGGTTACGGTGGGGATTGCTGATAGTGGAGCGACGGATGCGAAAATTGGGGAACGTGTCGCCAACCCCGCAGAGGCTTCGCCAAGTCTAACGGGACTGTATACGCAATTCCTCGGATGGTTCACTGGCGCACTCAAAGCTATTAAGGGCACCACAAACTATTATGATGCTGTTCCGATTAGTTTGACGGATGCAAAGGCGCATGTGGACGACACCTCTCCACACTCGGGACATTTTGATGTGGACGGCTCGAAGCCCATGACAGCCGACTTTGACGGTGGTGGGTTCAAGATAACCAACGTTGCCAACGGTGTTGCAGATGACGATGTAGCGACTGTAGGGCAGGTTAATGTAGTCGCTTCCGGCTATAAGGACATCGGCAACGCCAAGGCCATGGCGACCGGCAACGCGACACTCAGTGGCCTGCAAACGCAAGACGGGGTAGCTCTGGGCGACGGCGACACGTGCTTCGCGCCGTTTCAGGTCACAACGTCCGAAAACGGCCCCTGGATAGTCCGTGCGGGCGCGTGGGAGCGGCCAGCCGACTTCGATACCGGCATTACCACGGAAGCAGGCACGCGCATTTATATCGAGTTCGGCACGGTCCACAAGCGCAAGAGCTACACGCTGGCCACCGATGGGGCTACAGTCGACACAGACCCCTTAGAATGGCTGCTGACCGGGCAGGGGAGTAATGTTGATCCGAATAGCATCGATAATGTTGGTACCGGCGCACAGATATGGAAGGCGCTCTCTGGCACTGTGAATTACTTGCGGTCACTGGTGGCTGGAAGCAACAAACTCACGATTACTCAGGGCACGGACGAAGTGTCGATCGACGTTAACGAGGCGAACCTTACTCTGTCGAATATGGGCGGCACCTTGCCTGCCACGAAGGGCGGGACTGGCATCACTTCGTTCGCAGTCGGCGAACTCATCGTAGCAACTGCTACCAACGTGCTAGGCAAGATCGCTGCTTGGGCAGGCAGCGGGAACGGGTATCTAAAATCGACTAACGCCGGAGTGGTGAGTTTTGGGGCGATCAGTGTGTCGGATATACCGGTAATGCAGGGCGCAGGGCCGGGGCATGCACCGGGGCTGGTTGGTGACCCTGGCGCGAGCCTTGGGCCGAAGCGGTATTGGAACGACCGCGGCGAGTTCGATATTCCGGGGGATGTTGATAGTGATTTGAATATCATTCAATATCCGCATGCCTTGCTGGAAGACGCGACAACCGGGGCGACAGTCACGGCGGACGCCGGGAACACCGATGCCGAATTGATTTTTGATGATGTCGCGGACACCACGGGAACGCTTTTAAATGGCGATGATGAGTTTACGCCGTATTTGGTTAATCTTGAGCTGGTCACACCGCGCTCTATTGTTGGAATGCGCATTACCGTAGCTGCTGTTGATAATGACGCCGGTCTAGCCAAGATTGGACTCGCGGGAAACCATACAGGAGACCCTGAGGATAATGAGGCTATTGCAGTCGATATGGATGTTAGCACGACAGGCCACCACGCATTCTATTTCCCTGCATCTGATGTGTTCGAACACTTAAGCTTCAACATGTACGGCACCGACAATGGCAGTATCACAATCACCAATATTGATTTTCTCTATATTGCTGACGCTGACTTAACGGTCCCCGGCATTCAGATGTTATTACAGCCTCAGGAAATGCTCGACGATGAAGCGCCGGACAATTGCGTCTACTACTCTATGGAGGCTTTAGCGCTAGTGTGGAAGGACTTTGACGGAGACATAAAGGTCTTTAGCTTTGAGTCCTGATCTTGTGGCTTAGCAGGCACCTCAATATTCTGTCGATAGTGCCATACCGCAACACCGACCAAGGCCGCGATGGCGATATGCGGCCCGAACCGCTGCACTAAGGGCAGGGCGAAATATGCGCAGATAATCACACCGTAGAGTTTCTGTGATGTCTGAGACCATCCAGAACGATAGAGGCCATAGCCATAAGCCCCACATAGTCCATAAAGTAGGGCTGCGTAGGTTGAATGGTACGACATCATAGTCCACGCCGTCTCGTATACCTGAATGGTGAAGTGAGCGAGAATAAGCGATGCCAGAGCAAGCGCCGGAACCGGCGAGGGAGAGCGCGGCCATACGCACGCGGCCGCGATGGCTGATAACAGAATCGGCGTGTAGGCGAAGCGCTCACTCACGATGTGACTACCGCCCATGAGTGAGAATCCGGCAATACAGACGGCGGAAAGCACCGCGAACATGACAAATGCGCGTCGTTGTTCGGGCGACGCCTTCCATGCGAAATACATGGCCAGCGGTGCGAGAATCCACAAATAAGCAAAGTCTCGTGCATCGAATACCTGGTGCATGTTATCGAACACGAGATTGCGGAATTTGGGAATAATGGCAAGCCGATCCTGCAAGGTTTCGCCGTACGGTTTATTAAGGCGCGGCTCCAGACTTACATAATAGGCGCTTGCCGTCTTTTCGAGCCACGCGTAGGCCGCGAATAGCGCCAATGGTAGCGAGTAATTCAGCGTCAGTTTGCGCCATTGGCTCAATCCAACCTTTAGGCAAACGAGGTCGAGCAACAGAATTGCGACGGGCAAGGTAAAAGCGTCATTTTTCCAGAGCAGGGCAGCCACGAAGGATGCTAAGGCACCGGCGTAGTAGCGACGCTTGCCGGTCTCTCGGAACGATAACCAGAGATGCAGGGTGAGAAGGTAGAAGACGGCACAGGCCAGCGTAGTGACGCAGGACACCCACCAAATAGCCTCGTCTTTGGCTGGCCACCGCAGGAAGAACAGGCCGGCTAACACTCCTGCCGTCATGGATTTAGTGAGGCGGAATAGCAGCCAGGCCATAAGGCCGATCCCGATACCGTTGATGACGTGGTTCAGCAGGTGAAAAACAAACGGGTCAGGACCGAACACGTACTTGACGGCGGGGAAGTAAAGTAAAGCTAAGGGACGATAGAACCAGCCGCGATAAGGGCTAAACAGCGCAAAGAAATCGGATGGAGTGTCGAGCTTGATCTGATAGCCGGCCATTGGCTTCCAGTAACGCAGGCCCAGAAAATGGTAGTCGTCGGTTACAAATGGCAGCGGTAAGTATGTGCGATAGTAGAATACCGACGCGCCAACGCTGGCAAGCATTGTGATCCAGAACGGCCACGAATGCTTGAAATAGGTAAGGGCGATTTTACGGTGCGACTTCATAGCCTGATTCTATCACGATCCCGTAAAACTCATCGCAACGGAACAATTTTCACGCCTGTATACTTCCCGACCATTCCACCCGCTTGGACAAACTCAACCCGATACCGGGTATCGCCTTCGCGCACGTTGCCAATATCGAGCATATGCTGCTTTTCGTCGCACGCGCCTGATGATGAATCGCAGCTTATGAAGAAATCGACTATTTGCCGGGTGCGTGAATGAAAGGTAACGAGCAATTCCTTGTTATTCCGCTCCCACGACTTATCGTTCTCGTCGCTACCATTCCACCAAACCTGTTCCTTATCGTCTTTAGGTGGCCCCAGAAGCGCCTTCACTTGGTCAATGTTCATTCCAACCATCGAGGGGACATCGAAGGCCGGTGCGCTGGCTGTCACGTAGCCACTGGGTTTAGGGCGTCTACTCCAAAGCTCATTTATTAGAGCGGAGCCGAGAAGGGCGACAACTATGCAGATCCAGAAAACTTTGAGCGGGATTTCCTTTTTCATGCCCCGTACAGACACCACCGGCCGGGGCTTGTTGCGGGGCAAAAGAAAGCCCAGCCTCGGGAGAATAATCCACTGTTTCATTTGTAAAATGCAGACTTGTACAAATGGAAGTCACGTGTTACGATGTGAGCATGGCTAACGAGATTATTCATGGTGACTGCATAGAAGAGATGGACCGCTTGCCCAGTGACTGCGCTCGCCTAGTCGTTGCTGATCCTCCTTATTACAACGTCCTTGTGAAAGAAGACTGGGATACCCAATGGAACGATGAGAGTGAATACCTTGAATGGACTGACCGCTGGTTAGCCTCGGCTATGCGCCTCTTGGCCCCTGGTGGCCTGCTTTACTGCTTCGGGCAGCTTGGCAAGCGGGAACATGCATTTTTGCATCTCATGGGCAGAGCCGCGAAGCAGTGGGAATATCACGATCTCATTATATGGGATCGGGTTGTTGGGTATAACGACCGTCGTGACAGCTTCACTCCGGCTTATGAAATGATATATGTGCTCAGAAAAACAGGTGAGGTCGTTTTTGATAAGGATGCAGTTCGCGAGCCTTACACCAAGAAAGTTATTTCTGCGTATTCGAAGGATAAACGCTACAAAGACACCACAGCGCGGCTGATGCACCTAAGAAAGGGGAAATATGCCACTAATTTGTGGCGCATTCCCTCGCTAAAGGGCGCTTCGAAGGAAAAAGTAGGACATCCCTCCCAGAAGCCGGAAGCCCTTATTGATCGTATTGTGCGCTCCAGCAGCTTGCCTGGCGACCTTGTTGTTGACCCGTTCCTCGGTTCCGGGACGACCGCCGTAGTCTGTCACACTGCAAGCAGGCAGTGGATAGGTATCGATCAGAACGCCGATTATGTTGATATGGCCCAGCACAGACTCGACCGGCGCATCGAGTCAATATCACCTTGCGAGCCGTGCGAAAGCAAGTGCCGCAGAGTGCCGCTCCGAGAACACTCTGGGCACTTCGTCAGTCGGTAGTGTCAAGAGTCGTCTGCAACGTCCGCGCCAAGCGTGCGGCGAAAGATTGACTGAAATCTTCTCTCCCAGCCTCCGCGCTTCTCGAAATATCCAGCGTAACGCTTAATCTTTTCCACGTCATCGTCGGTAAGATCGAGTTCGTTCGTCTCTCGGTTTACTCGGTTTTGTAGGTCTACGATATAGCCCTGGAATCCTCCCGCAACCTTTTCGGGGTCCTGCTGGTCAAGTGTCTCTAGTTCCTCGCCGTTTAGCTTGATAATCATTCGATTCTCCAAGTAAGTAGATTCCTACCACGCCACGACTCTCATACAAGCACGTACAGACACCCCGCCTCCCCCATCGTTGCGCCCCATCAAAAAAGAGGGCCCACAGCTTTCGCCATGAGCCCCCAGAGCGGAGATTTACGAGTGTATCTCCGACTTGATTGTAGCACGTCTCATTCCTGACTAAAAATGGCCTCCAACGGGTATACTTAGAGTGATAATCGTTTTAGTCATTAGGAACCCACTATGGCCCAAGCAACCGAAGCCGCAATCGAGATAATCTCCGGTCTACAGGACGAAATCGACGCCAAAATACCAACATCGCAGAAGGGCGCGGCGTCTGGGGTGGCACCCCTTGGGGTGGACGGCAAGATACCGAGTGCCTATATCCCGTCGTTGGCCATAGGCGACACGTTCCCGAACGTCGCGAGCCAGGCGGCCATGTTGCTGCTGAACGCGCAGGCAGGCGATATTGCGCTTCGTGTGGACCAAAACAAGACCTACACACTGTTGCAGGAACCTGCGAGCGAGATTACGAATTGGGTAGCATTGCTGACGCCGGACGCACCTGTGCAGAGCGTGAATGGGCAGACGGGCAATGTGAGCCTGGCTAAAAGTGACATCGGCCTGGGAAGCGTCACCAATGACGCACAGCTTAAGATTGCATCCAACCTGGGCGACCTTAATAACGCCACCACAGCGCGCTCCAACCTCGGGCTGGGCTCGATGGCAGTCGAAGCCGTCGGCAGCTACTCGCTACGCACCAACCTCCGCCGCGCCTTGCTTCGGACCGGTCAATGGTACGCACCATTCTCAGCCTATACACAGACCACATCCGGCGGCATTACCAACGGACACCTGATACTGACCCCGATGTTTGTGGACGAGACATTCAGCATCGACCGCATCGCAATGGACATCGTTGTGGCAGGAGCATCAGGGGGGACAGTGCGGCCCTGCATCTATTCCAGTGTCAGCAATTACCCGAACACACTACTTAAGGACTTTGGCACGCTTGCAGCGGATTCTACGGGCGTTAAGGAAGCTACGATCAGCCACACGTTTACTCCCGACACCTATTGGTTCGGCGCTCTCGTGTTGGTTTCGAGCGGAAGTGTTAATATGCGGATGCTCACTGGCTCAGGCGGCGTCACCGGCATGTCATCGTCTACGCTTGCCCTTCAATTCATGGCCGAGTCCTATGACCAATCCGGCTTAGCCGCTCTGCCTACCACATTCGGCGCTGCCTCTGGCCTGAACCTCGGGCCTAAGATCGCCTATCGTATCGCCCCATAAGGAACCCTATCATGTCTCTCTTCTCGCACGCCTTCACACTTGATTTAGCCGCCTCTCGCACGGGTCACGAGGCCGATATTGGGATAACGATAAAGGACAAGACGCTGACCGATCGCGGACGCTTTACGGGCTTTGCGGAGACGGATGTGGCGGGCCAGTTTGAGGCTGTGATAGCGAATCTGAATACGGACTGGTTGCCCTTCACGTATCAGGTGGATGACGACGGCGAAGTTGTGTCGACTCTGGGGAGTAGGGTGGTGAATTGGGCGGATGTGGAACCGGCGGATAGCTTTACAGATGATGACCGTGAAGACATTGCCGCCATCAAAGCTAAAACCGACCTGATTACGACCGGCAACGTCACAGTATCGAGTCCTGTCAATGAGACCGGAACGGCCCTCAGTCTGGTGCAGGGCGACGACTACATGATTGGCTATGGCGCGGTGCCGGAGTTCAACCTGCCATCCGATGAGAATATCGAAGCACTCAAGGCCGAGGGCGACTACGAAATTCACTTCGTTATCAAGGACGTGCTGGATGTTGTGACCGACGTGACGGAAACCGACGACGGGCTCACTGTGCGGGTGCCGTTGACGGCAGAGCAAACGGAGCTATTGACGGTAAGTACCCGGTTTGCGTTGCAGTCCAAGGCAGACGGCGCACCGTTGCGGAAGAAGCTTGCTAAGGGGAGCGTGAGTGTCGACTCGACAGTCGGGGAGCTCACCTAAACCTCTCGGCCAGCGCCCTCTTCCTAAACCTCGGCACCCATTCACCGGGCCATTCAACAAACACCATGCAGACTAGCTTAAACTCGCACGGCTCTTTAATCCAAACTTCTTCGGTCTCTTCCCAATCCGGCACGTAGTAACGCGGCGAATCCCAATCAATGCCGCGAGGGCGCACGGCCCGATAGACATACATTACCGGCTCGCAGCGGCGCTTTGTAATACCGGCGAGGCATTGCCCGATGGTGGCCGCTACGCAGATACGCGGAGTGGTGAAATCTTCGCCCCGAGCTGGCGCGCGCGGAACACGGGGTTCGAAGCGCACAGTCTCGCCGTGATAGTGCTTGCTGACGTGATATAGGTTCATGGGGGCTCACCTAAACCTCCCCACACACCAACTCCCACCCCTTCTCAGCGCCACCATACACAGGTCGTTGTACCGGACCCAGATGGATGTGCGGCGGCAGTGGGTGCAAACTAGGGGCTGTGGGGCGGGTATGGCGGTCATGGCGCAGTACCAGTATCCCAAGAGTAAGTGTCCGGGCCATCGTATCCAACTTTTGCCCTAGCCACCAACTCTGTGTAATGCTCCGACTCCCCGTATCCTCCGAAGGGCGCAATCTCAGTCGCAGGACTTGCGATTGGCTGGCAGCCAGTAAGAGCCCGAACCATCTGGTCAATAACCCACGCCTTATGGTGAGCGCCTGAGATACCGCCGAACCTTACGGCGATTGCAATGGCTTCTTGAACTTCGTTCATTTCTAAGGCACCTCTATTCCATGCTGTTTGGCGAGGCGGCGGAAATCTCGCTGTCTGGTTCGGTGAGTGGGATTTTGTGGCGCTTGAAATACGCGAGTAGTGCCGCTTCAAGTATCGCCGTTTGAGATAAACCGAGCGCCTTACTGGCCCGCTTCCAATTGGCCCGAATATCCCGGCCAACGTAGTTACTGACGAACTCCCCGTCTTTCTTTTTACGACCCGAATTAGCGCGTGCGCCTCCACGTGGAACCATGATTTAAGGCTACGAAAAATTATATAAAAAATCAAGTGTAGCCCCTTGACATATTATGAAAAATTGTATAAAATTTCATATAGAGCAACAAAAGAGGACGAATCCCCATCCGTGGAAAGTTGAAGGATTCGCCCTAATACCAGAACCGAGAGAGGTGACACGTATGTCGATAAACCCAATAAGTGATATGAAGCAACTTTCTCCAGATAACTTGCCCGCCGTGTTCGAATACATCAAAGACGAAATTTATAACTATCACGCGAAGGTCAGCCGGGATGTCGCGGGTTGTATGGCCGCCGCTAGGATTAACATCCAGATAGGGTTGTATTTGAACAGCCTCAACGAAAAGGTAATAGAGCAAATTATCAGTGATGAAGAAGCAGCTTTTTACGATTTGATTATGGTTGGCAGCTGGCAATATGGGCAGCAGTTGCACGACTTGAGCGGCGGGTGGAACACCGAAGAGGAGGACACTGAGGTAGGCCGACGTCCGTTAACCGCATCGCCTCTGCCCGATAACCTCGCCGTAAAGGTAGCCTATAGGGCGGAGATGGACGCACTTGCCAAGCGGCTGGACGAAAACCACCCTCGCGTGCACCGTCGCCGCTTTTTGTGACGTCCCGTCTTATAAGGGAATAAGGAGAAGATGATGAACGAGTCGGTAAAGAAAGTAGTTGCGCTAGCTGAAGAGTTCGAAGCATCTGGCAATACGGCTGCTAAATCTGTTTTGTTCGCCCTAGCCGGTGCGATGACAGATGGCAAGGAAGACGAGCTGTATGCAGCCATGTCGCCCTGCGTAAGGAAACTGCATGCCGAAGCGGTTGCACTAAAGCGAGCTCGCGCACGGGGTTTATTCTATGTATCTCCAAATTGACCCCTTCACCGAAACCCCTGCCGAAACTGCCGCACGTCTCGCACGCAATGAGGTGGCTCGTCAGCGAGAGCGCGAACGCAGGGCAAGCTTAACGCCCGAAGAACGGGCCATTGAGGACGCCGAACCGGACCCTGACGCACACGACGACTGCGAATGGTGAGCTACTCCTCCTCATAGCACTTATCACTACAGAGGAGAATCCCGGTGCAGGGGCGGAGAGAGTGGGAAAGGAGAGAGGAACGATGCAGAATTTAGCAGGCAAACCAGATGCAGACCGGTTTATGACAGATGAGCTTAGGAAGGCCATTATCCCAGCGGTCCCTGCGACGCACGATGAAATCTCGCACACCGAAGTCCCATTCACGATTTGTGGACAGTTGGGCGAGTTTCGTTTCAAGCGCGCATGGTATTACTGGGTCGTTAAGGGCAAGGTGCCGCTCAATGTTGCTCAAGAGCTTTATGCTGACCCGCTAGGGCATGACGACGTGCGTGTGGCGGGTCATTGTGGGTGTCCGCCGCCTGAGGAATGGGTAAACCCTCCGCTTGACTTAGCGGATAAGTGGCGCGCGGAAATTGGATTGCCTTTAGGTGATGCTATCCCTGATCATTTCGTAAAGAATTTCGATTACTGGAAGCCACTCTACGACGAGTTGGACAAGCGAATCACCGAAGCCCCTAGGGACGACAATTGGTTCGTGGATACGTACCACATCGACTCACTGGCAGGACTGAGGCTTTTCGCTGACACCCTTCGCAAACACGGGCTGGTACTATAGCAATTTAACCTCCGCTGCTCTTCACACAGGGCGGGGGAGTGAGGGATGGGAGGGAAATTGTGATGGAAAAGTTTTGGCAGAAGCCGAGATTAAGTGCGCAGGAAAGTTTAGTTGCAGAACTAGCGGTAAAGCATCTTTGCCCTCAGGAGCCGTTAGCAGGCGACGGGGCGGCAAGGATTAAAACTGCATTGGGCTCCGAGTTACTTTTGAGCGGCAAGAACATGCGGGACGCTGCAAACCGGGCTGGTGTGCAAGCCACGGAGAAACAGTTGCGCATTCTCAAGGGCGAATTAATAGCGAATCGACTGCGCGTCACGACGCCCGAGCAGCAGTTGCAGATGGCAAGGGAATTGAGGTGTCAGAAATGAGTTGGCTTTGCAGCATGATCTGGAGCTGGGCCGAGAACAACCACATTAATCTCGGCCCGCTGGCACCGTGGATATTTGGCGGCATGATCGGGAGCTGGCCAAACCGACGTAGCTAACCATCTGCCCTGTCACCTGGGGCGCGGGGGCGAAGAATTGGAGGTTTGGTTTATGGGTCGGACAATAGCAACTGAATTAAAGGCGTGGGAGGCAGACACCGAAAAGAAAAAGCTGAACCTACTCGCCCATATCGAAAAGGTGACCACGAATGAACTATGCGTAGACCTAATCGAGAATGGCACGAAAAGGTATCTCGACAACGCTTATTTGTGCAGGGCCTTGCGGACCATGTCTTATCAGGTAGGGGAAGATACGCTTACCAATAATCTAAGGGTTGCTCAGCATCATTTACTACTCTTGGAGAGCGAGGCGGTGCGTGCGGCTTACTCGCTCGACAAGTCGGACGGCAGGAGTGGCTCCAGGGCGGGCAAAGCAATGCTTTACAACGCACTAAAGGGTATCATTGCCGACTGCCAAAAAGCTGCCTAACATCACACATCGGGCCCCAGAGACAAGGGGGCGGAGGAGCGGGAGAGTGACGCGTCGCACCATATTTACAGAGTTAAAAAAGAGGGAGCCAACCCCCTGGGCCGACCCCCTCGCAACTAATCTATAGACTACCAATTGACGGGCCAAGTTGCAAGTTTTAAAAGATTAGGACCGGAGCGCCGGGACAAAGGAGAGAAGATTGTGATTACAAAGCGGGAAGGCGGATTAACTGAGAATCAGGCGGAGGCCCTGGAGCATATCAAGCGGAACTGGGGCTACACGATCTGGGTGCAAGAAAGGGATTTGTGCTGTGCCTTTCCTCGCCCCACGGCAACGATTAATTCATTGTGCAATAAGGGGTATTTAGAGAAAAGGCAAGCTATTCTGAACGGCCACTCTGTAACAGAATACCGTGCCATTCCGTAGCCGCTAACTATTGCCGAGCATGGCACGCTGGAAGGAGAGAA